CACGCCTTTACCTTGCAGGACAAGCTCTTGCAGGGCTTTTGGCGGCTCATCAGGGGCGAGCTAGGGTTGAAGAAATAAAGCATGAGGCCTTCGAGTGGGCTGATAAAATGCTAGAGGATTAGTTCCCCATCTGTTTCTTGAAGATGTCTAGATCCTTCAGATCTTTTTGAACAGCTAAGTGTTGCTGTAAGATGAAGAGTTCTGCTGGATCTAGGTCTTCAATATCTCCGAGATTCAATTCTTTCGTTGCTTTTTGGACATCTTTTTTAGAGTACTTACTGGTTAGGTCAAACTGTAATGGAATTACATCTTCTAAATCTGAATATTGCATACGTAAAAAAACTTTAGCTAACTCTTTAGCTCTAGGTAAAACATCTTGTTTCCAGTGATGCAACTTTTCAGATGGATCTAAAGTTTCAAACCAACCTGATTCTAACAGTAGTCCTGATTCTGCTTCTATTACATCAAACAGTATACCATTGTAAGCATTAGCAGCTTCGGGTACTTGCTCTCTTATTTTATATGCAGCATTAATATCAAACTCTGGCAGACCCATACGTGCCATTACACGTTGAGTATCTGTAAGCCTAATAGTTCTAACACCTAATACTTTTGTAGATTGTATGTCTGCTCTACCTGCTGCTGCACTCTCTCTTGCTTCTGCGAGAGGCTCTCCTGTAAACAGGGGTATGATATTATCTACGTAACGAAGTGCATTGTTTATGAGCCTACTGTTTTGACTCCTGTCTATAGGTGCAGCATCTTCTCCCCTAGCTAAACCTGCAACAATATTTACAGGTTCTAAAGGTCGAGTCAGTGGGTTTGCATACTGAGATGCTAGACTTACTGAAGCAATTTCTAAAGCCTTTCTTACATCACGTCTTTCAGGATCTACTAACATCTCTATAGATTCATAAAGGTCTCTTTGGTTTTTATTTAGTGTTCTAAATAACCCAGAAGGTCCGAAATCTAAACCAAAATTTTTAGCAGCTTCACGAGCTTGTTGTGTTTCACCCATAAAAACTAATGCCCACACCCTAGCTCCAGCCTTATAAGCTGAAATAGGAAAGTCATACTGCTGACTTATTGTTTCTCCAGTTAAGGGGTCTACTGCACTATACATAGGCAACCCCTGTCTTATATAATCTTTTTCTTTTTCTATTAACGTATATAAAATACCAAGAGAAACAAAAGACCTAGACAAAGCTTCTGTCTTTGACATATCATCAAAAAATCCAGCACCCTTTAATGCCAAGTTAACTCCAGGAGTATTCTTACCCATAAATGCAACAGTGTTATTAAAGAATCTTCCAAAAGGAATTTGCATACCAATTATAGGAAAATTTCTAGCATCTTCTAAGAGTCCAGCTATCTTACCTATACTACCTCTACCCTTATAAGACTTAGAAAATATAGCTTCGAGGGTATCTTCAACTGCACTTGCTTCTATGTCTCTGTATGCTTGAGTTGCCATGTACTCTCCACGAGTCATACTCCCAATTTTATCAGCCGTATTAAACTCATTCCAACCTTTACCTGTAGCTACCCTAAGTTTTTTATCCATCTGAAATAGAAACTCTTGAGATTTTGTAAATGAATCTTGTGCCTGTACAAGAGTTAATTTTTGAACAAGGTCAATCTTGTCGTCTATCGCAAGGCCCAACAGCTTTTGATTAGCAGAAAATTTACCCCCTGTTATAACATTATTTACACCTTCTACACCTCCTGGGAGTACACTATCTAATCTTTGAAGTGCCTCTGAGTTTCTTGTAAGTGCAGCTTGAAATGCTGTATAAGTCATGTCAGGATCAAAAAAGAATTTTACTCTTGATGCATTAGCTTTGATAAGAGCTGAAGCAAGTTGTTGAGAATTTTTACCAGCCTCTACATCACCAACAAGTCTTTGAACAGTTCCTCTACCTGCATATAGCAAAGCACTTACCATATCAGAGCTACTTTGTAGGGCGGTATTAGCTCCCCAACCAATTACATTGAGGGCACTTGTAGAGGGGTGGGCTACCAACAACCTTATTAATCTATTTTGACCTTTCTGAAATCCTTCTGATAAAATACTAGGATCTTTTTTAACACTCTTACTACTTTTTATAAGACCATTATCAAGAGCAGCTTGATATAAATCTTTTAGCTCTGCATCTGAAATAGATATCCCAAGTTGTTTAGCTGACTGACCTACAACACCAAGAGCTTTGCCATACTCTGACATCTTATAAGAAAGAATGTCTCCAATGTCTCTACCAGTTACTTCAGATCTTGGTATTACTTGACCGCTATCTCCACGAACTTCTATCTTATTTCCTGTAGCTTTCTCTATCGAGTCTAGTAAATCCTGTGCTTCTTTATTACTTGCGTCTGAAACAATGTCTGCAACCCAATTTGTAAAACGATCCCCCTCAAAACGAGGCGACCACACAAAACCCTTTTCGAAGAGAGTCTGAGTTAATCCTTTAAATACAACTTCATCATCTTTTTTATGACCCAACATTAAAACTTTAAAAAAGTCAGAACTAAAATCTAAACTATCTTTAGAAAGCACTGCACCTTTTTCGAGTTTAACTTTCCAATCTGGACCAATAGGTACAACATCTTGTTCCAGATACTTAGCAATAGCTTGAGATACATCAGCTAATACCCCTTCAACTTCTGGTTCTGCAAACTCTTGTACAACAGTACCACTTGTACCACGCCTTGCAATTAATCCAGCTTGTATACCACCTAGTATAATACCACCTGCTGCAGCTATACCAACGGAAGCCCAGTTCATATCTTCTTGTGCATCGACATCAATAAGACCATCTTGATACAGGTACTCCATACCAGCACCCATTGTAGCATCTATTGCAGTGACAATTCCAATTTCTGCAAGGGCAGATTTAGTAGCTAACCTCTGAGCTGCAGTTTTTCCTAGAGTTTGTTGGGCGTAGTTTGATATCCTAGCCTTACTTGTTGTACGAGCTACCTTCAAACCATCAGTAAATACTTTCGTACCTGCTGCATCAACAACTTTTTTAGAACCTCCCTTTTTCATAGCTTCATAAGCTGCACGTTTAGCAGCAGATGTACCTACACGAAGGGAAACATTTGCAGCAGCTTTACCTATCAAACCACCTACTAGGTTTACTGGATCTAAGATTACACTCCTAGTAAAATCCATTACACCTTCTGCTTTTTCTCCAAAGGTAGTCTCATCACTAAAAATACCAGCCATATTTTCATACAACTGGTATGCAGCAGCAGCTCGTGCTTTCTTTTCAGTGTCATCTTGTATGTCGTTGATGTAATCCATTTCAGACAACCCACGCACACTGTTGCCTGAGACTACACCCCTACGATTATTTAAAAAACTATCTACAACAGACTCTCTACTCTCTCCCTCAAAAGATTGAGAACCATATCTGTCTGCCATATATCCCTCAATAATAGAGTACATAGCATCATCATCTGCCATATCATCTTGAGAGTATGTTCCTGCTTCAGGAAGTTTTAATTTTTGAGATGGGCCTAGTGTAACATCTGCAAACGGGTCTTTAGTTTCAGATCCCAGTGTTACATTTGCAAAGGGATCACTGCTTTGGGTTTCCGTTGGCGTCATGTAAAACTCCATTTATAATTTTATCACCAGGTTGAGCATTTAAACTTTGTAAATTAGGGCTGCTATCAATATCTTCTTGAGTTAAAACAGTACCTGTAGGACTAGGTATCGCTTCTTCAGCCTGTAAGTATGGGTTAAGAAGAGGATTCTTTTTGTAATCAAAGAAAATATTTGGGTTTCTTTCAGCCATCACCTCAAAAGTGTTCGTATTAAAAAACATATCCATTAGTACGTTTTGAGCAGTAGATAATGTAGAACCTGAACCTTTTTCCACTCCGTCTATTGCTGCCATTAGTCTATTTCTGTCTCCGCTAATCTCTGGCAAAGATATCAGTTTTTCTCTGGCTAAAGGTAATAAACTGTTTACAGCTAAATCAAATTGGGTTTCGTACTTCTCCATCTGTTTTGTTGTATCTACCCCAAAATCTGCACTAGGTACGACGAAAGCAGTCCTTCCTGGAGAACTTGTCATAGCAGTAATTTCTTGAGCAAGATTGTAATACTCTTCTTTATCTGAAAGGTCAGCACCAGTAATCATAGAAACATAATCCATTTTAGTTTCTTCTGTTGCACTGGACTTGACAACTTGCATTAAAGAAGGGAGCATAGAGTAGCTAATGTTTAAACCGTCCTCTTTTGCTTTACCTATAAAGTCTATAATATCTGAGGCTGCAAAAGGATCTTCTAAAACAGGTTGATAAAATTTTAAAGTCTCTTCATCTAGATCTAAACCCTCTAATTGGGTTTTTAATTTTAATGTATCTTCCGCAGCTTTTGTATATTTATCCCCTGTCTTATACTTAGCCCGATCACTTTCTTTAGTTATTGCAAGCTCAAACAAAGCATTTTCACGCTTAAGAGCTATCTCTTCTTCTCTAATTTCTTTTTCTCTGACACGCTCTAGGTTTTTCTCCAGTGAATCTGAAGCACCTGCCCAACTAAATCCCATTATATTCTCCTAGCCATTAACCCTTGTGGTACTTCTGTTTCTTCTTCAGGTTCCACCATTACTTCTTCTTGTGGCTCTTGCTGTACTTCTTCAACAGGCATACCTTTTTCTTTTTTCATTTCTCTTAACATTTTTAAAGCGTGTTCAGAATCTCTTTGATATTGAATCCCATCTTCTTCTTCTTGATCCTCTTCAAAACCCTCTTTAAATTCTACCTCTGAGTCTATTGCAAGACCTCTGATGTACTCATGTAATACTGGTGCAATAACTAAGCTAACATCTAAACTATGTTTACCTGCCATGACAGCACTACGAAGCACACCCTCTACTAATGATACAAGATCTAAACCCTCTTCCATAAAATGAAACGCACTCTTTAAAGCTTTAGGCTGAGTGATGTGATCTATGTGCATGTTAAGAGCTTCGTATGGATCAGCAGTTTCTGGTGGCCTTTCGAACGGCAAGTTCTTAGGTTCTGATGTCAGTGATTGACCTGGAATAGGTGCTGCAAATATTATACTCATTAGTTTTCTTTCCAGTTAAAGACAGGTTTTGCACTGTTAAGACCTTCAGTAGGATCAAGTCCAGCAGCTTCATGTCCAGACCAAGGCTTCCATGACTTACCTTCTGCTGCCTTATCTAGTGCAAACTGTATCTGTTTTGTTATGCCCTCTAAAGTATTATCTAATGACAAACTTCTACCAGTCTGTTCTTCATACTCATTACCTAGTCCACCACCTACATATAATTGGAATGGTCCATAAGAAGCTTCACGACCCCCTACCTTTTTCTGAGACCCCTCTGTAATACTGGACTGATAAGAGTTAAACCCTTCAGCTTTATAAATAGCTAAGGCAGAGGTAGCAGATATGTTTCTAAGTTTTGCTTCTCTCTTAATAATACTTTGAATTTTCTTTGGAGAAAGATCTTCAGGATACTCAGGTATTGTGACCTTTACAAACTCTTGATCTGCAGCTTCAGCCGAAGGAGATACATCAATAACATCTTTATTTACAAATTCTTGATCTGGAGCTTCGGCTGAGGGAGATACATCAATAATATCTTCATCACTTTTTGATTCTAGCTTTGCTCTAAGGTTTGCATTTGTTTCTTCTAAAGAACCAGAACTTAAAGTGGCTTTTCTTTTAGTCCTTCGTTTCTCTGCCTGATCTGCTTCACGTACAATACTACCAGCTAGTCCTGAAAGCCTAGCTAGAGGATCAACTTCTAAAGAGCTAGGCCTACTTCGTGGTCTTACTACACCTCTTTCTACAAGAGACTTTCTTGTTGGAGCTTTTTGCCCCTTAACCAAAAGTTGTGTCCTAAGATTTGTTACAGAGGGTCTTTTATAAAGTGCCATTTATTTTCCTAATCAAAAGCATTAAACAACAGGTCAAAAATAAACTTAGTCTTACCTTTGTCTTCTGAATATTTAATAGATTCCTTCAACTCTTCTAAACTTTTATCTGCCAATAAGATTTGTAGTGCACGATCTTTAGAATCTTCAGAGGATTGAAAGTTATACTGCATCAAGTCTCTCTCACGTTGCCAGATCTGATCCAAGTTACTTGAGGTTAAAGAGTTAATGGTCTTTGCATAGTTCATATTACTCTCGTTCTGTGCAGCAGTATTAAGTGTTGCAATGTTTTGTCTCCACTGAGCATTAGCCTGAGCTACAACCAATCCATTGTTAGCGTTAAACTGATCTCTCTGGTTCTGCAAGTTTGCATTGAACTGCCGTATAGAGTTAGTTGCATCGACATTAAACTGGCTCATTGCATTGGTTTGTGCTGTATTAAACTGTGAAGTCTGGCTTGAGAGTTGTGAGAAGAACTGGTTAGTCTGGTTCTCACTCGAAGCATTAAACTGTGCAGCAGCGTTAGTAGCAGCTTGATCAGTGAACAAAGCCTGAACATTCTGTTGAGTCTTAAACAAAGCTGTCTGCTGTGCATTAGCTACGTTAGTCATATCCATTTGCATAAACGACTGAGCATTTTGTACTGCGGCTTGTTGCCTGTTATTCAAGTTAGACATATCAAGTTGTGATAGTGCAGCAGCCTCTGCCATAACCATAGCCTGACGATTACCTAAGTTGGCTAGGTTCATAGTGTTTACTGCACGAGAGTTCTCAAGAGCAATGTTCTGCTCTGCAGTAAAGTTCATATTAGCAATGTCACCAATACGAGCTGAGTTTTGTACACGAGCTTGGAATGCTTGATCAAACTCCTGTCCCATAAATGTAGCACGTTGTTGTGCAGCAAGCATAGCACGTTGTTGACGGTTTGACAAGTTCTGTGCTTCAAATTGTGCAACTGTTTGTGCATCAGCTTGGGCAATAGGTAAGGCAGATTCCATAGCAGCTTGTACAAGAGCTTGTCCTGCCATACTAGAAGCACCTAGTCCTCTAGCAGCCATAGCAGCAGTAGCATTACGCATAGCTCCAGCAGCCCATGCAGGTGTAGCACCACCCTCAAACTGTTGCATAAGCCCCTCTAGCTGACCCTGTACAGTAGCTTGACTTGTTGGGGTAGCTGTAGCAGCCTGTACCTGTTCAGTAAACTGTGCGGCCTTCTGAGCGTCTGCAGCACCACTAACAAGTTCACCCTGTTGAATCTCTCGCTGTACAGGATTCTGCATAATGTTAGCAGCACCTTGAGCAGCTTGCATACCAGACACTGCAGACTCATTCTGTTGAGCAGCAGTTACTTGTGCTTCCTGACTTACTTCACCCTCAACAGGTTGCATACCTGCTGTTACCTTTCCCACTTCAGGAGCTACGGCAGCAGCACCATAGGTAGCAGCAGGAGCTGTTATAGGCATAGTAGCTTGAGCTGTCGTGTCAACAGTTGCTACTTCAGCAGTAGGCGCTGTAGTACTTACTTGACCTGCAGTTGGGTCTATATCTTGATCTGCAGTAGGTGCGATATAAGATACATCAGCTTGTGTAGGTTGCATAGTTTCTTCTACAGTTTTACCAAACTTAGGTATAATATCTTCTTTATAGCTTATATTGTCTCCACCCTCTACGTAACCACGAACAGCACCACCTTCATTAAAGGTACTCTTGTAGCCCACCTTCATCTTACCACCAGTAACATCCATGTTCTTAGGGTCAAAGATGTTAAGGTTTCCTTCTGGCCCAATACCCAAGTGGAAAGAACTGTAGCCTCCTGCAGGGTTTCTTCGTTTGTGTTCAGCCATAAGCATCCCACTTTTAATCCCAAATTTAGATGTAGCAAGCTTCTCCATAGTTGCATTAGATACAGAGGCTGACTGACCGTTTTCAGAAAACTCAATTGGTACATTAAGTTCTATAGCTTGACGAATTAAGTTGTCACCAGATTGACTAGAACGGTTAATGGTTGTGGTCTTACTATCAGTAGACTCTGCAACAGTTGCACCTGAGTTATCTGTAAAGGTGGTTATACTTTTAGGTTCGGGGTATGAAGAGGCGAAAGAAATATTTTGTGCTTCTGTAGGTCTTGCTCTGGGTCTAATAGTAGGAACATTAGGTTTACTTACAGGTTTAGGTGTAGGAGCAGGGGTTGGTCTAGCTTTAGGACGTACTACCTCTTGTTTAGGAGCTACACTTGGGGGAGTTCTTCCCCTCTCACCACCAGGAATACCTGTATATCCACCGTAGTATCCACCTTTGGCCATGCCAGTAATAGCTTTACTATACTCTCCCATACGTGCAGCAGCACCTGGATTCGACTTGTAAAAACCATCAAGAGCTGGTCTAGATTTTTCACCAGTATACCCAAGAAACTTATTAGCTAAGTTGTGTTCTGCATCTAAATTCATCATTATCTAGTCCCTAAATATACAAATCCAAACAAACATCCAGTGCAAATAATAAATACAGCTATACCTGCTGACCACTCTATTATTTTTTGCTTAATTTCTATTTGTCTGTGCTCGTGTTCTTTCTTTTGTTTTCTTAACTTGGCTTCTATCTCAAGTATCTCTTGCCACTTAGATGGGCCATACATAACCGATATGTAGTCTTTTAATTCTTTACGCATGGACTCAGCTTTTTGTTTAGCTTGCCATATCTCCATTGCCTGTGCTTCAACACCACCACCTAGAGCCTTATACCAAGGTGGCTTTTGGGTTTGTCTGTCTGCAAAGTCCAGGTCTGCTACAGCGCCTGCCCATTGAGAGAGTTGACTGCCCATATCCTGCAGGTCTCTTCCAACCTGTATGCCTTTCTTTATGGCATTAAAAGCTGCGGTTGCACCAGCTATAGCTGTTACTGGATCAATCATAAGCACTCCCCCCTGCTTAAATTACCTAAAAGAAAGACTCCAGTTATTTACTGTTCCGTATCCCTATTCGCCATCTTTTCCACTGAGTGTCGTATAGCCTTAATATTCTCATCCATACGTCCAAGAGTTACAGCCTGACTTTGAACTACCTTTTCTAAGGCTTCTATTCTAGTCTCATGCCTAATAAGTTCACGTTGATTATTTTGAATGTTATTATCTAAACTAGATACATACCAAACAAGTGCTACAGTCTGACCAATGATAGCCAGTATAAAAGAGATGGGTACAGATTTACTTAAATGCCAGCTATCTTTAGTCATATTTATTCAGCCTTTATATTTTATTCTGGTTCAGAGGTTACTTCTTCCTCTAGAGATTTTGTAAGCATATCCAAGAAGGCTTGACGACCAACTTGTAACTGATCAAGATTAAATTGTGTAGAACCAATCTTACGTTCTAGATCAGTAATATGATTAATCATACCCTTTTGCTGATCTGTAAGTTGATCTTCTGTGTATTCTTTATCGTTAACAGTAATGACGTTTGTTTTTTTCTCTGCCATTAGCTTTCTCCTTTATGTTAAGTTACTTATTATCTGCGATAGCTTTATTCACCACAGTCATATCTTCTGAAGTCCAGAAGTCCTTTGCCACCATCAACTGTAGATGCTCTACATTACGAGCCTTGGTTGCAGTCCAATCGTCTGCTTCCATGTCAGATGGTTTACCAGCATTTAGCAGATCAACAGAGTGACCCATTGCTGTGTAGTGCTGTGCGATTTCTTCTTTAGTTGGTGTGTCAGTCATTTCTTTTTCCTTATGCGTTTTCTAGGGTAGTGATACGTGCTTTTAAAGCCGTGATGGTTTCCTGTTGTTCTTGTATTGCTTTGATGCAGAGGGATACCATGTTTCCATATGCTAGTGCATCTGGCTCATTGTCATCGTTGTAGGTTACAAACTCTGTAAGCCCTGCATCGTGGACTTCTTCAGCAATCAAACCACCGAATACTGTGTCGCCATCGTTGTTGCCCTTGTAAGTAACAGGTCGAAGTGCAAGCAGTTCTGTTAAGCCATGTGTGGCATCGTTTACTGTATTCTTATAACGCAGAGATGAAGTTGACCTAGCAATTGTTCCACTAGAAAGTATAGCTACATTTGCGGCAGAAGAAGTTGTATTGCTATACACATATTGCATTTTCGTAGTATTACCAGAGCTTTGGTATGAAAGAATAATATTACCATCTCCATCCGACAGCACAACGTTGTTGTCAGAGGTGCGTATGTCTAGGCCGTTTTCGTTGCCGTCATATGATCCAATAACAACGTTTTTAGCACCACTTGTAATAAGTCTACCACTGTCATGCCCAAAAAATGCGTTTGTACTGCCTGTTGCGTCTCTACCTGCGTCATTACCTACAAAAGTTCCTGCACCATTTGTTGTTAAAGATTTACCTGCTGAACTGCCAATAGCAACAGTTTGTGATGCAGTGGTGTTGGCAGATAATGCTAGATCCCCCACGGCCGTATTGTAGCTACCAGTGGTATTTAGCACTAAAGAATCATGCCCAACGGCTACATTTTTTACGCCAGTAGTATTAGTGTACATGCTGTCACCACCCAAAGAGATATTTTTATCTCCAGTAGTAGTTGAATACTGTGACCTATACCCCACGGCTACGTTGTTTGATGCGGTGGTGTTTTGATGCAAAGCGGCTAACCCTACAGCAACATTGTTGTTACCTGTCGTGTTATTGACTGCTGCCTGTAGCCCTATCGCCACGTTGTCTTGACCAGTTGTGTTGTTGGCTAAGGCTTGCCAACCAACTGCAACCATGTCGTCACCAGTGGTGTTATCGTAAAGTGCCTGATACCCAACGGCAGTGTTGTTACTTGCGGTGGTGTTTGAATCCAGTGCATTACGACCTATACCTACATTGTAATTCCCTGTCGTATTATTTTGTAATGCACTATCGCCAAGAGCAGAATTACTATGACCTGTCGTATTGTCATATAGTGCAGCCCAACCCACAGCTGCATTGTTTGATGCAGTGGTGTTTGAATATCCCGCTTGACCGCCAAAAAACGAATTGTAGTTACCCGTAGAATTGCTGTACCCCGAATAGTACCCAGAGGCTGCATTTTGAGTTCCAGTGGTGGTGTTGTGTAACGAATAGTACCCTGATGCTACATTTGCTGCGCCAGTGGTGTTGCTGTACAAAGAAAAAGAACCGAGTGCCACACTGTAGGATGCGGTGGTGTTAGCACCTAATGCATTAGAACCGAGTGCGGTGTTGTAAGTCCCTGTCGTAATTGCATCACCTGCAAGGCCACCGATTAAGGTGTTGTTTGTACCTGTGGTTATTACATTACCTGCTCCATACCCAACAGCCGTATTATAGACATTACCACCACCTGATGTATTTTGAGTGCTTAAAGCAAATACACCAACAGCAGTACTTCTATCACCCTCAGTTTCAGTATGTAATGCGCCATACCCCACAGCCGTATTACGTTCAGCACCCACAATGGCATCTCCAGCGGTAGCACCAAGTAACGTATTTCGTAAACCCGTGGTTAAAGCTACACCAGCACTATACCCTAACATTGTATTATTATCGCCAGTAGTAATAGCAGTCCCTGCCTCATCACCCACAACCACGTTGTAATTGCCGCCAGACTGAATTGAGTTTCCAGCATTTACCCCTGCTCTGAAGTTGGATGTACCTGCACTGGCGGTAACAAGGTCTGCACCATCTGCGAATGTAACATCACCACTAAACGTTCCACCACCTGAGGCTGACACAGTGTCACTTGTAGAGAATGTACTAAAAGCAACAACTTCTACATAATCATCAGCATCCAAACCAGAGGCCATAACCACATCTGAGCCATTAGTTGCTGTGTAGTCTGTGCCGTTTTTAAAATGTACACCGTTAACATAGACATCTAAAAAACCAACCGTGTAACCACTTGTAGCAAAGGTTGTTTGTGATGCTGTTGCTGTAAACACATCTCTAGTTTGTGTAGCCTGTGGTGTAGGTATTGTACCTATGTATCCTGACATTAGTTATATCTCCAACTATCCTGTAAAAGCATCAGCCGCCGTAATTGCTGCATTAATTGCGGTAAAATCTTTATCACCCCAATCTGCATAGGTATCTTTCTGATACTTCAAATAACTTACACTTCGAGACACACGATCTTTCTTTTCATCATGTGTTAACTCCCATGCGAAATCATCATCTGTTGCATCACTACCTTTATTGTGTGTGGCAATTACTGTATTAATAGTGTCTGCCCCACCAAGACATGCTTCATGTGCTTTGCTAATTTCATCTGTTTCTCTAGTCATATCTTAACCTTCCAATGTAGCTATACGAGCTTCTAGTGCAGCATTCTTAGCAGACAGTTCTTGTATGGCTTTGACTAGGATTGGTACAAACTTGCTGTACTGCATCCCATATTGTTTACCATCAGAAGTAAGTGATGTTACTAAGTTTGTTTTGTCAGCAATCTTATACCCAGCAGCTATTTCTAGTGCCTCTACTTCTTGTGCTTTGAAGCCTATGTCTAACCAATCTTCTTTGTGCGTACCGTCTGGTGTCTGTGCATTAAGATCATAATCATCCGCACGCTTATCACCATACTTAGAACGTTTATCCCACTTGTAAGTAACAGGAGACAACGCCTTAACAAAGTCTAAGCCTAAGTCTAGTGCTGTAAAGTCTGTCTTGTCACGTTGGTCAGAGGCTACAGTCCAATCTATTTGGATGTAAGCAGCATCATTATTTTCGTCACCTACCACGATATTATTAGTACCAGTAGTAATCTGACCACCGGGGCTTCCTGAAACTCCTGTGTCTGGCCCTAAAAGAATATTGTTAGAACCGCTTGTTACATATTCACCTGCATCTTTGCCCACTGCTGTATTGGTAGAACCTGTGCAACGGCCTAAAGCATTTTCGCCAACCGCTGTGTTTTCGTCACCACAGTTGGCATTAAGTGCTATATAACCAACAGCAGTATTATTATTACCATTATCAGTACCATCACCTGCACTAGCACCTAGAAAGGTGTTTCCTGTACCTGTCGTAATTGATTCACCTGCATTATTACCCACAGCCGTATTGTAAGTATTTGTAGCAGAGGTAAAGTTTTGTGCATTAAGAGCATTAGTACCTATAGCTACCGACCTACTGCCTAGTGTGTCTGAAGTTAATGCTGCATAACCGATTGCCACATTATAATCTGCATCCGTTAAAGCATCTCCTGCCAGACCGCCAGTAAGAGTATTCTGTACGCCTGTCGTAATGCCTTCACCTGCGGCATGTCCAACAGCAGTATTGTAAGTATCAGTAGCTGACGTAAAGTTTTGACTAGCTAATGAAAAGTTTCCAATCGCAACTGATTTGCTGCCTTGTGTATCGAAACTGAGTGCACGATAACCCATAGCATTATTTTTAGTGCCAACAGTTAAGGCATCACCTGTCAGACCACCGATCAGGGTGTTTTGTATGCCTGTAGATATTGATGCACCTGCATCCCTGCCAATGGCAACATTGTAAACAGTAGTAGCTGATGTAAAGTTTTGAGCAAATAACGCATTTCTACCAATGGCAACAGAACTTGAACCCTGCGTATCTGCCAATAATGCTCTGTCACCAATGGCTGTATTTGATCCACCTACCGTTAAAGCACCACCTGCACTATAACCTGCGATTACGTTTCTCTCACCAGTAGTGATTGCATCACCTGCAATATAACCAACAGCCACATTGTAATCACCTGTCGTAATTGCAGTACCAGCCTCATCGCCCACTACTACATTATAGTTACCACCAGAAGCAATAGAGTTCCCTGCGTTTACACCTGCACGAAAGTTAGAAGTACCTGCACTAGCTGTTATAATATCTGCATTATCTTCAAAGGTAACATCACTATTAAATGTACCGCCACCAACTAAAGTGACGGACATTTTTGATCCAATATATCCTGCCATTATAAAGCTCCTATTATAAATGCTAGTAGCTCAGAATACCTAACACCTAGTCTTGTTTTCTTTGTTGCACCCTCTGGTGCTTCTTCTTCTGTGTTGTAGGTGTCTGTTCGGGTGTAAGCATCTGCTGCTTCAATGCCCTTTTCTTCGTCAGCTTCTACGGCAGGGACTTCTGTCTGTGTTTCCCACCATGTGCTTGAGATGAACATAGCATAGTCACCTGCATCTAGGCTTTCTGCTGCAAAGGCAGCTTGTAGGTCTTGAGCTATGATACCAAAGTGGGTACGGGCTGCTTCACCTTTTTCTGTTACGGCTGACTTCCAACGGAACTTCCGCATCAGACCTTTGGCAGCTACAGCTACACGTTTTTCTGCATCTGTCAGTTCTGCAATGTCCTGCTTTTCGTTGCGGTCAGAGGTTTGGATAGTGCCGTTAGTGGCGTGGACATCATCGAAACGGGCTGACGCTGCCCCCAAATCAACCACGTTATCTGCGTCTGCTTGGTTGTCTCTGGGTATAAAAGTATTAGCACCGAACCTAAGACCCGTATGCCCAGATTCACCGTCAATATAAAAGCCAGTAGACTGAATACCGATACTCCCCACATAAGAATCTCTATAAAAATCAATTATACTACCATCACTTGATTTGCGGTTGATGTACATTGCAGTACCGCCATCTCTGGTGTGGTACGCATATCCTTCGTTACTAAGTTCATGACCCACATCAGCAAGGGCAGAAGTGGTTTTAGCCACTCGCAGATTGCCACTGCTGTCTATTCTGGCCCTCTCCGCACTATTCACACGGAAGCCCATGTAATTCTCACCATGATAATAAGTCAGCCCACCAACAGGGGTTGCTGTTGTGTCATCAGCAAACCAAATCCATTGTTCCCCACCAGAGCTACCACTTAGCTGAATAGCATTGTGGTCAGCACTCTCAACGTGCAGCTTTGTGTAGGAGTGAGGGTTTGTTACGCCAGATGCACCACTGTAAATATGGGTTAATGCGTCAGGGCTGCTAGTTCCCACGCCCAATTTTCCATCGGCTGTCAGGCGCATCCTCTCACTTGTGTCATTGGTTTTAAATAGTAATGCTTGGCTTGAACCAGAGGCAACATAAGCCTCAGTTTGGCTTGACCCTAACTCAAGTCCGTATCCTGTTGAGGTGTGAAACTCAGCTATTTTGCCACTAGCATCTCCACGCCTAACATCAAGGATAGCTGTTGGGCTGCTAGTTCCCAAGCCTAAATTGCCAGAACTATCAACCGTTACAGCATCGCCAAGCTGTGCTAATTCAAATGCCTTACTGGTCATTAGGTAATCTCCATCATGGACACAATAACGTCAGTAGCACCAGTGGCTGTGACTTTAAGTATGTCTGTAGTCTCCATTACAATCTTACCATCCAGTACACTGAGAGATGATCCTGCAGGTACTGCTGCATTTGTCACAATCTCAACATCTTGGTTAGCTTCATTGTTTGCACCTGCCCTGTTAGATGTATCTGAGCTAAGAGTTACAGTTACAGTAACCTGACTTCCTGTTGTGTTACCAAGGACAAGCCCTAGTATAATACTGGTAGTGGAACTTGCAACAGTATAAATTACATCTTCTGATGTAATACCTGCTTTAGTTACCGCCTTAAATGTGTTTGCCATATCCTTTTCCTATCCTAGAGCAATTGCTAATGCTGTTGCCTCATCTGCTGCGGCTGCTGCTGTTGTAGCTCCTATGTCACTAAGAACTTCTGAGGTTGATCTACTTTCTAATCCACTAGATGTGAACCTTGCGTATTCATCATCTGCTACTGATGCACTGTCTATCTTAACTGCATTCGTATTTGAAATGCCAAATGTAAGTGAGGCTTGACCACCAATGTCACTAAGAACTTCAGCAGTAGAACGACTCTCAAGACCACTGGCTGTGAATCTTGCATACTCATCGTCAGCTACAGATGCACTGTCAATCTTTACAGCATTTGTGTTAGAAATACCAAACGTTAATGCTGCTTGACCACCAATGTCACTTAATACTTCTGTTGCTGATCTACCTTCAATAGCTGTACCATCAATACGAAGGAAGTCATTATCTGCTGCACCACTGGTAAAGACTGCTACGTTACCGTTACTAATACCTGTATCTGTAACTGCTGCTGTGCCTAGTCCTAGTGTAGTTCTCTGTGCAGATGCACTTGCATCATCAAGTAGTGCTTTACCTGCAGTAGTAAGGTCGTATGTACCTGCAGAACCTGAACCAGTGAATTGAATACCTTTATCAGCAGCAGAGGTTAGTCCAGCTAGTGCTTGTAGCTCTGCGTCTAGTCGTGCATTTGCTACAGTACCTGTAAGTTGTGTGGCATCAATAGATTTATTAGTTAGTGTTTGTGTACCTGACAGTGTTGCTACAGTACTATCAATTGCTACAGTAAGAGTATTACTAGAGCCAGAAGTATCAATACCTGTACCACCTGCAATGTCTAGTGTTTCACTATCTAAGTCAATTGACAGTGCTCCACCAGAGTCACCTTGGAAGTCTAAGTCTTGAGCAGTTACTTGAGCATCTACATAAGCCTTAATTGATTGTTGGGTAGCTAGGTGAGAAGCACTATCAGAAGATAAATCATCTTCATCTTTAATGGATGTTCCACTTATTGTACCGTTCAACACAGGGCTTGTCAAGGTTTTATTTGTAAGAGTTTGTGACCCTGTTAAAGTTGCAACAGTACTGTCAATAGCAAAGGTAACTTCATTACCAGAACCTGCTGTGTCAATGCCAGTACCACCTGCTAGTGATAAAGTCTCACTGTCTAGGTCAATGTTAAGAGCACCACCTGAGTCTGCTTGAAAGTCTAAATCCTGTGCAGTTACTTGGGCATCTACATATGCTTTAACAGACTGTTGAGTTGGGAGAAGTGTAGCAGAATTAGAAGACATATTATCTTCATCAACAAATGCTGTTACAGTAATTGTACCATCTGATAAGTTAGCAAAAGTAATGTCTCCTGCACTAGCTCCACCGATAGTTACACCGTCTACTGTACCACCATTAATGTCTGCAGTATCAGCTACAAGAGCATCTGTAGTTACTGTACCATCAAAGTAAGCATTTTTAAACTCTTTACTACTTGAGCCAAGATCAATGTCATTATCCGTAGTAGGTTCGATAACACCATCTTTAACTACAAACTGTTCAGTAGACGTACCAGATACATCAATGTTAAACTCTACTTGATTGTTTGTATCATCTACAACAACTTTATTTTTAGGTGTAGTAGAACCAGCATCACCAATTAAACCAATAACTGGCCCTTCTGCTGCAGTACCATCATGTTTGTGTCCAGAGGCATTATTAAAAGCAGCAAGAACCTGATCAAACTCATCATTGGAGTCTGCTGCCTGAATAATATCACCGTCTGTATATGTAGACTGTCTTGTATAACCTGCCATTAACGTCTTGCTCCTGCGTCAAATTCTAGCTGAAAACCCTTGAGAGAGTATGGGGATGACTCTGCATTATCTACAACACGAAGTGCTACTGCAAAACCTGAACCCTCTACGGGTTGCCTTACAAGTGGGTTTGTTTGACCACCATAAGTAGCAGTGTTGTATAGTGACGTTCCATAGATAGCTACAACTTTTGTAGAGTCAAATGGGTAAGCTGCTGGCCTTGGAACATTAGGGTCTTCATAGTCGTACCGTAAAAATAAATCAGAGTTTACTGTACCTGTGGGTGAGTAGTTAATAATAACACGTTGGAAGTTCTTACGTATTCCTGCATCACCTGCTGTAATATCTGGGCTACGATAACGACCTATAATATTTCGTGTATCAAATTTATTGCCTTGTTCTTGGCGATACACGTATCCATCGTATCCACCATGAATAACGTAGGTAGTACCTTGTACACTGGCTGAGTCTGTAGATGCTGGTTGTACACCTTTTATCTTAGCAAACTCATAACCCTGTGCTTTACGTACAGCAATAACACCTGTAGCTGTACTTTCTAGTGTGCTATTTGGTTTAGAAAAGAAAATACGATATTGTGTTTTATCAGGAATAACTAGACTATTAAAATCATCAACGTCTGTCTCGCCTTCAAACAACTCCTGTACTGGCTTACTAATTGTGCCTAACTCAACATCATTAATTTTAGCAGTACCAGCAACCGTTCTTAAACCGTCACGACCAAGGAAAACAATCTCACCTGCAAGTTCTTGTACAGTGTGTCCATTAAGACAACCAATGTCTCGTGTAACAGGTTGCATTGCAAAATCAGCAACTGTATTTCCCACAAGTTTGTATATACGTTCTTCTGCAAAGATGTATAGTTCATCACGAAAAGGGAACAGTGCTGTAATTTTACTATCAACTCGTATACTACCTGCACCATTAGCTGCAGTAAAATCACTGTCAGTATATGGGGCAGTAAATACTACTTCTTCTGGTGAAGCTGACATACCTGCAAAGAAGAGTGCATTCTTAAAGTGTTTTACGTACTTAGGATTGCTTGGAGCACCAGTAGCATTAAGGTCTGTTAGTGTACTGCCATCATACTTTGTTGCATGATTAGCACCATCAGCCCACACAATATACTCTGTACCACTTAGGTTGTATCTGTCATAGGAGTACCGTATTGCATTACTTCTGCCCGTATCTATCTCCGTCCAAGAACCACTACCACTAGCAGCCTCAAATACTTTCTGACCCCTTGCGGCAATTACTTTACTATTTCCTGCAAAATATGCAGACATTAGTACTGCTTCAGTAGAGGCAGAGGTTTGTGGTACTATGTTAGTATTCCACTTAGTATATCCGTTTATTCGTCTATACCCACCACCAACGTCAGGCTCAAAGTTTTCTAACTCTAATGCCATTCCAGGTTCCATAGAAAAAGTAGAACGGTCAAGAACTAAACCACCCTCTAATGGAAAAACAAAAGGGTTAATACGAGACTCATCTGCCATTTAAATTACTGCTCTTCCCGAAGAGTTTTTTAAGATTACAGTTGATCTAATATACTCAGATCTGTTAGATAAAAGACTTTGCATACTCTTGATACCATCTAAAAGCCTTTGAAAATTTAATTGATACTCTCCAGATTCTCCTCTATATTGATACCCAAAAGCAGTTGCACCATCTACAATAACTGAACGATATTGCTCTGGGATTGTAGGTACATCTGTAGCTGCACTTAATGCAGTAGTATAGTTATAGTATTCATACTTTAAAGAGTACGCTTTATCTGGATAGGGATATAAACCAAAATTATTATCTGGGGTTCTAAATACATGAGTAGGTACGCCCCCTACATCAGATTTATCTTCTTGTTCAATGTACCTATTTAAATAGTCTTTATAATCTAAAACAACCAAGGATCTTCCTTGAGACCCTAGTGTAGTATTTTCAACAATTCTAAAAGTATCGTAATCTACGTGTTTAGCTGTTGCAGGTGTGTCGTATCTAGTTGTACCTGCTACAAGTGTTTCTGTTTGTGTAGCATGATTATAAGGCCAACTGTATTCACGAGTATTAATATAATAAATAGCATCATTAACAGCATTTTTACACTGTGTTTGAAATCCGCGAGAAGAGGTAAAACCTGCTTCAGTTAAAGCAACCTCATTAAATCTAGCTAAGACTTCGTTTGTAAGACCTAAATAATTATATGCCATTGTGCTTCCTTAACATAGTCTAAAGAGGCCACCCTAAAGCAGACTCTCTAGTTAGTTTTAATTAAGCAAGATAATCACGAGTTACTTCGTTAGCAACACCGTCATTACCCATGTCAGAGCAGTCCATAAGAACAGCCCAAACACGGAACTTACCTGATGAAACAGCACCACCTGAAAGGGTAGCAATAGTTACATCAATGTTGTCATCAGCAACAGCCATTACGGGCTGATATGCTGCAGGATTCTGTGCGACTACTGCTGCTGCAGATGTAGCATCGAAACCATCAACAAATGCATCAGCATCAACCATACCCAAGTCTACTGTAAAAGTAGAACCATCGGATGCAGTGTCAACTTCGATACCTGCGTTCATGACCATAGTACCTTTAGGTACAGCAATGACAGGAACAACATCGGAAGCTGCAAGAGCAGAACCTTTGTCTGACAAAGCTGTAGCCCAATTCAATACAGTTTGGACCATGTACGGATTACGGCCAGGGTTTTGGTTTCCCCGTGCCGCTTGGAGTGTGTTATCACCTAATGCCATAATATATACCCTCCTTACGCTGCGTTATACTTGGCGTTAACAAGAGCTTCTGGGCGAAGGATCTTGCGGCCATATAGGTGCATACCACGAACGATGTCAGCAAAGCTGTCAGGATCACGGTAAGTTTCAGTCTTGTTGATTTGCTCTGCGGTTGCAACAGCAGAATCATGACCTGCAACAATAACACCATAGTTAGCATTTTGGTTTGCAGAACCAGTTGTACCTGGACCTGTACCAATTGCTGGCAAATTGCTTGAAGAATAAACACGGAAGCCGTGGAAATTATTCACTGCAAGACCATTACGTAGTCCACCTGATTCACCGAAGTCTGCATTGAAGAAACGTGAGTCTTCATCTGCAAGGAGTTCCATGAATACTGGATCAACTACAATCCACCGTCCAGCTTTGTCTACTTGTTGTTGGTCAAGCAAACGAGCCATACGAGCAACAACCATTGCTGGTGAAGCTGTAGCAGTTGGAAGTGCAGTAGCACCTGGCAAACGAGCTGCTAGTGGGATCGAGTGATCTCCAGCAGAGCTAGTTGTAATGTTGCCAAAGTCAGACTTTTTCAATTGCATGCTTGAAAGCAATTCATTTGAACCAGCAGTTGAAACAGCTTTAGAACCGTTTACAACATCATTAGCTGTGTCTGCTTGTGAGTGCAAAGATGACTGTTTGAAACCAGACAAGTAGCCAAGAACCTCTTGGTCATGCTGATCAGCCAAACGATAAGCTGCACGATTAGTTGCAAGATCCATGAAGTTCACATGTGAGTGAGCTTCTTCGATATCATCAATCTTAAAGGCAAAGTAGTTAGCTTTGTCTACGACCAATGAAAAATCTTCGTCATCAAGATCTTGTGCTGAAACCTGAGTACCACGAGCATATGAGCTTACGGAAATTTCAGGTTCTTTGATGATTTTAACGGTATCGCCTTGGGCAGAAATCTCGCCAAAATAATCTGAGTTGGTGATGTCACCACATACAGTGCTCTTGCGGAATGCAAGCTGTACTTTTTTGGAGTAGATTACGGAACTAAAATTACCGTTAGGTAAGTTACCGTGTCCACTTGCTGTTGTAAAAGCCATGATAAATCCTCCTGATAGTTGGCTTTGTTAAAAGCTAATACCAATAAGAGGCTGTTGTTTTTCTAGGGTGCATGTACTTAAGGTTGGCCAACCTATGCATACATGGGCCTATACTTGAACAGGTAGTTCTTCTAGTTTAGACTTTATTGGAATTTGGGTTAGAACAAAAGGTAGTCAGAATGAGGCTTTTGTTCTATATCCCTAGTTATACTGTTGAAATTCTATTTGTCAACAGTTATCTGGCAGAACCAGACACGTCATAGATGAATTTTCCATTGCGCATTGCTGTATTAATATCATCTGAACGTTCTTCAAATTCTTTGTCAGACATTTTTGCAACATCTGATTCCCGAATCATGTCGTTAGCATCAGCTACATCTACTTCCGTTCTACTACGTTTAGTAACTGTCTTAGCTGCTTCTTTTGTTTTAGCTTTCTTATCCTTAGTGGTAAGACCTTTGTCTGCTTTATACAGATCAATTATACGGACCACAGATGCTGGATCGTCAGAGTTTTCATACAAAGCATCACGAACCCACTTAGGTTGTTCGTCAGCCCAATCATGAAATCCGTCTGAATCTCGTAGCTCGTCAAAGTCTGAATGAGTTTTACGTATTTCATTTTCTGCCTTTACTCGATTAGCTTCTGATTGAGCCTCATCAAGTTCCTTAATCCGAGTGTTAGCCCTTTCAAACATTTCTTGGGCTTTCTTAGCTGCAATAGTTTCTACAATTCCAGCTACATCAGGATACTCCTTAGCCCACTCCTCTATGTCTTCATCAGACTTGGGTGGTATGATACCCGCTTTTTCAGAAGCCTTTTGTAGGTTCTCAAGTTTAGCATCCCACTCCTTTTCCTTCTGCTGCATGTGTCGTCTTAGATCACCATAGCGTTTTTTGAAAGACTTTTCTTCTGGAGATAACGTCTCTTCTTTATCTTTTGTATCGGCCTCTTTCGCTTCGGTAGTTTCTTCTTCAGTTGTTTCTTCTTCTTCTGATTCAGATTCTCCTCGCTGTTCAGCTTCAAGACGTTTGATCTCCTCTTCTTCATCTTTCATTTCTTGTTTACGCTTCATGTAGTTTGATCCACGTTCAACAAATCCTGCAGTCTTTGGTGTTTCCATTTCTGTTAGTTCAGGCATATCCTATCTCCTTTATGTTGGGGTCAGCCGTAGCCGAGTAGCCTTATCGTTCCTAGTATAGGGTATTAACCCAGTTTTATTTTTTACTCTTTTTCTTTTTCATCAAGCCGCCTTTTTTAAATCCCCTTTGAACACCTCTTTCCATAGCTTTAAGAGTTTCTTCTGTTCTCTTTATAGCTTTTTGTTTTGCTTGTTTTGCTTGTTTATCAGCTAAAGATTCTGAAACTATATCTGTCCTATCTTCTATAGAAGAAGAAGAAGGTATATCTGACTTACGGGGGCCAGGGAGATGAGCTTCTCTGCTTTTTCTATTAGCAGCGTCCTGTATTTGTTCAAGAGGGTCATCAATAGGTGCAGTTTTGGGTTGAGGTCGTTTCCTGCCTCTTATTTCTGGACCTGTTTGTAAGGCTGAAGAATCTGATACTTCAGGTTTAGGGGGTTGATAAGAAGTAGGTCTAGCTTTGGGTCTTGGAAGCTCTTCTGGTTCATAAGATACTCCTTCTGGCCTTATGTATTTCCCTTTATCAGGAATAAAAGTCATACCTTCTGGTGCAACACTTTGAGCAAAGTCATCAAAGTCTTTTTGATTTTTAAAGATTGGATCTCCGTTTACATCCGTATCTCCAAACTGTAGTCCAAGGTCTTTTCCTGGATTATTTTGTACAATTTGTCTTGTTAATTGATCACCATTATAAGTGAAACTGGGGAGTACGTCAATCTTATTCTGTTTTACGTAACCATCCCACAAAGTTTTTAATCTTTCTGCCTCAGCTTCTTGTCCATTAGATTTAAGAATTGCTATGTTAGCTGCTGCCTGAGCTGCATTACTGGCAGAAATAAACATGCCTATAACCCCTCCACCAAGTACTTTACCTATAAAACCTTTTTCAGCAGTTAAAAGATCTTCTGTTTGTGTAGCTAAATTGTCTAGATTATTATAGTCATACTTATCCATCCAAGCATTTGGATCAGTTTGTACTTCTTTATCTTTATCTTTATCACTTCTTTCTTTTTCTATTTGTGGTGCTGTAAGTCCATAACCTTGAGCAATAAGTTGGTCATACATAGTTTGGTCTCTAGGTAGCATCAAAGCTATAACTTCACCACTTGGTCCATACAGTGTTACAGCTTTTTGTTCTGGTGTTTCAGGTATTGTTACTTCAGGTGGTGGTGTAGCTAAACCAGCTCCAGGTTGCTCAAAGCTAAACTCTCCACTGTACATAGGTCTACCTGCAGGTCCAGGAGTGGTTACAGCTTCTTCTACAGTTGATCCTGTAGGATTATAGAAACTAAAGTCTGCTCCATTTGCAGCTCCAGCTACCATACCACCTTCAAACATCTTTTGTATTTCTTGCATCTCATCTGGTCGTAGACCTGCTTTAGGTCCACCAACAGGTACGGGTTCTCCACCAATACGACCATCAGTTTCCATTTTATTAAGTCCGTTTTTAGCTTTATCTCTCAAGTCTTCAAAGTGTTTTACTCCAAGATAACGAACAACATCAGCAGGTACAACATATTCACCTTCAGACAACTGGGCAGAGATATCATCTCGTACTTCTGAAGCCATCGACCCAGAGGGTACTTCATTACCAGATACAGGATCTTGATTCATCCCGTCATCCTGCAATCCACCTTGTTGCATAAAAGCCATTTCCATTTGTTTATTCATTGCTACGCCTCCTTGGGCAAACTGTCTTGGTTGTTCTACTTTAAATCTATTAACTAGTTCTGAGATATCTATAATTGTACCTTTGTCACTTACATCAACTGTTTTTTTCCTTTGACTAGGAGGTAGAAGTTCATTACCTAAGGGTTCAGTTACTACAACTTGATTGACATCGTTTAAGTTTTGATCTACTAATTCAGTTATTTGTTGACCAATAGCTTCCATATCAATATCTCCTGCCATTTCATTAAGGAGATTTGTTATTTCTGGGTCATTTTCCGCATCAAAACCTAGATTTTGATCTATATCTTCAAATCCTATAAGCTCATCAGTACTTGCTTCTCCCCTGATACCATAAGGCATTTCAACATCCCTGTGTATTACAACAGGGTAGTTTTCTTCAAGCTCCTTTAAGGATTTGTTTAAGTCAGTTACATAAGTTCTATAAAACCTATCACCCTTATCTTTCTCAAGATCTCTACCCCTAGCTAAAGCAATACGACTTGCTGGAGGTATGACAATTTTGTCTACACCTGATTGTGCTGCTTTGGCAATAAGAACTTTAAGTGCTTCATCTACAGCTTGTTTATTTTTACGTATTGGAGGTAGGCCAATCTCTGAAGTATCTGGAGTATAAGACTGAGCCATTATCATATTTTCATGAAGTTCGGCTAAATCTTTAGCATCTATTGTATCATTTATTTTTAACTTATCTATTTGAGACTGTAAAAAATTTAAGTATTCTTCAGTTGCACTGTCAAGAGCTTGCTGCCGTTTATTATGATAGTTTAAAAAGTCTTCTTTTATACCTTTATCATTTATTGAATTAACTTCTGGTAAATTTACAAGCTCGTCGTGAGTAAGAAAATCAACGTCGTCTAGCCCACCTTCAAAGAATACTGCAGCTTCAGGATCATTCTCCCACATTGAATCTATTGCAGATTTTCTTAGGAGTATTGGTTCTAATAGTGCATCAGCTTTTAACGTTTCAAAAACCTGATCTATGTCTTTTTCAGTTGCACTTGTTTTAATAAGAAGATCTGAAAGCTCGTCATAATCAATTCTATCTAGACTTGCAAGACCTTTTAATCCCCTCTTTCTATCTTCAAAGTTTACCTTGTTGGTGTACTCTGAAGAAAAATGATAAAACTTAGGATTACTGGAAACTCTTCCAGGAGAAAGGTGGGCTGAAGATGGATCATCAAGAAGCTTTAAAACCTTTTTAATTTCTTTATCTATATCACCAAGAGCTTCTTGGTAAGTAACAAGATTAGCAGATTCCCAGTTTTTTGTAGCTTCAGAAAATACAGCGTCAAAAAAATTATTTGGTTTTGCATAACCTTTAGTAAGAAGGTCAGACTGAAGCTCTTCTCCGAGTAAGTAATTTTTACCCCCAATAATCTTGTCAAACTCTTTTATTTTTCTAGGAGAAAACTCAATTTGTCTATAAGGACTTACAATAGAACCTCTAACATGAACTAAAGTTTCTGGACTATAATGTTGATAATTAGCCCTAAAACGTTTCCCAGGATATCCAATAGTCGTATCTATGGGTATATCAAAATACTCAACCTCTCTTCCACCTTGAAACCCTGCATCTTTTGTTTGTCTTTGATTGCCTTCAAATTGTTTTATTCTATAAGGAGAAATATTTGCAGCAGATCTAAAAGTGCCTTGAGTATTTTTTCCTACTCCTATGGCCCCAAGTAACTCCTCCTTAGTATATCTTTTACTGGGATCTATAATACCCTCTTGTAAAGAAGTCTCTGGGATAGAGGGATTCTTTTTTATTTGGTTTAAAAACTCTGATCCTATCATACCTTTTTTAGGTATAGTTAAGTTTTTTATAAACTCTGAAATAGGTTCTCTAAATTGGAGGAGTTCTAAGTCTTTCAGTTTTGTTTTTTCGGTGGGTTCTACTTGACGAAAATAATCAAGTTGGTACTCTCCCATTTCAGAAAGTGGAGTATCTCTCTGTATATATGTAGGAGGCACAGCTCCAGCAAAACTTGCAAGTGTATTGGGGTCAGGTTTCATTTGACCTGCTTTACGTGCTACGTGCAGAGACCCTTCAAGAAATGCATCTGCTGCATCATCAAGTTGAGTTAGGCTTCTAGCACCTGCTGCTCCAGCAAAAGCTTCTGGCATAGAGTAAAGATCTCTAGCCATACGTTTTTCTAAAGCTTCTGTAGGCATAACCTGAGCTGCAGAACCTACAGCATATTTAAATGCAGTATCAGCTAAACCTAAACCTGCAAGCCCTGTATCTTTAAGATAATCAACAGCACGTTTATATGCAGTGAAGATAGCAGGATCATCGGGATTTACATCAATCCTACCTGCATCCATAAATCTTTTCTTCGTATCTTCCCAAGAGTCTTCTGCAAAGCTTGCTGGAGTAAAGTTATCTTCTCTATACTGAACATAATCTTCTGGACGAATATCGTTATCTGCAGAAGGTATCATCAAAGATTGCATTTGAGCTGATACATCACCACCTTCGTTAAAATTTTCAACCTTTTTTCTTTTTGGTATTACTAAGTCAATCTTTCTTGAATCTTCTGGGTTAGGTCTGAAAACATTTGCTATAAACTCTCCTGCCATTTCAGGATCAATTCGCATGTAGTCTAACACTTCTGCTAAATCTTTACGGTTACTAAGTTTAGGTAAGCTCCTTTGTCCAATATTCATATCGTATGCATCTTTTACTATGAGACTTGAAGGAGTATCTTCTGTATCATACCTACCTAAAGTTGTACGTACTTGGTATTCAGGGCTAAAAAGACTGTGTGCCATAGCTCTAAAGTATGGATTACTTTCAACCCAATCAGGATACCTATCAGTAGGTTTAAGTTTATAAGTAGTAACTGTTGTTACATTTTCAGGTTGATCTTTTAACTTTCTGTTTTTAAGGTTAAGTTTATTTTTTTCCTGATTCTCTGAAAGAGCTATCATTGAAACTAGTTCATCTTTAGTAAAATCTGCCATAGTGATAGGTGTATCTTTACCAAGGATAAACTCTGTAAGAAGTCTAAAGTTAGTTGGAAGGTTTTCATAAATAGTATGAAATGTAGTAGGTCCAACTTGCCAACCAGATCTAGCACCGTCTAGATTATACTTTTTTATAATCTCTTCTTTCTGAGGATCTACGGATGGTTTATACTCATCTTTTTTCTTAGGGAGAGTAGCCATTTGTTCAGCTATATTTACTTCTCGTTGTCTTTCTAGCTCAGACTTTGGGCCTATTACATCTCCACCTTCGTTAAAACCTAATCTACTATATCCAAAATGTTTTGCTACCTTTTCCCAAAAACTTAAAGTTTTTTTCTTAACCTTTGGCACTTCTCCTTGAGCTTCAAGTAAATCTTGTGCTGCCTGTACAGCTCCCATAAGACCTGGAAATAAACTTTTTAGATATTTTTTTCTTTTCTTATTAGGTGACTTAAGGTATTTTTGAAACTCTTCTCTATCTCCTCCCCAAGAGGAATTAGCAAGAAAAGTATCCTGTGCAAATTCCATAGCAGAAATCTGACCGTCTTCATTAAAATCTTTTTCTTTTAAAAGTTTTTGCGTTTCTGGTTTAATCTCAGGAATTTCTAAACTTTTGTCTATTTGTTTTTTTGAAACGGTATATCCAGGAACATTAATAGTGTCTTCTAAGTAATCAAAAAATTCAGTGACCCGTTCATTACCATCCTTTGCTTCTTTACCCCCTTTAGAAATTTTATTAATTAAATTAAAAGTTTTTTCTCCATACTTCCCTTTAAAAAATTCTGGATCTTCATCTAAGTATTCTTTTAACCTTTCAATACCTTTATGAGTAAATTCGTGAGACCAGACAGGAGAAACTGCAGTTGGACCTTTAGTAACTACATCTCCTGGATTAATTCTTTCAACCTCTAAAGGGTCACTTCTTTTAAATTCTGATGCATTTGTAATACGTTCTACAGTTGAACTATCAGGAATTGCATACGCATTGTTAGGTTCGAGAAGGCTAGAGGGTAAGACTTTAGCTTTCTTCGGATCGTACCCTAGTCTAGCTAGAGGATTCCAAGAAAATTGTGGTTCTAAATCGGCTCTAAATTCAACATCTCCAAAATCTGCTGCAAGTTGTTTTTGCTGCAAGTCTTCCTTAACTTGAGCTATAGTCTTAGGTTTGAGCATACGCTCTGTCTGAGACTCAGGCCTAGCTTTAGGTCTTAAAGATGTATTAGGAGCTGCCATTGATTTTATCTCTTAATCTTAATAGTGACCTGAGTGCACGTATCTCACCCTGTAATCTAAACAACTCATCGGGTTCTCTAGATTGTTCAAGAGCTATCTGAGCAAACATAATCCTTTCATCAATCTCTTCAAGGAAAGGGTTATATAGCTCAGGGTTATTTACAAAAGGTTTTAAAGTATTATTCACGACCAGTTTCATTGTACCTGTTGTGGGCCAGTGTTACCTGAGAAGCCCTGTTCTCCTGGCTGAGGCGCTGTACCAGTTCCTATAGTCCCACCCCCTGCTCCAGAGGTATCCTGCACCTGTGCACCAGCAGGAGCGCCCTGAGGACCAGCCTGTGGTGGAACTCCTGGTTCTGGTTGTGGTGGGTTCTGTGCTTGGAACTCTTTTAGGATCTCAGCCTGTACTGCTGCTTGTGCCATATTGTTTCCAACTTTATCAGGATCAAGATCCATAGACTTAGCAATCTCACGTACAATGTAATCCATACGAGCAAATGGTGCTAGTGCTGGATTTTGTACAACTTGCAGGAATTGCATTAGTCGTTGACTACGTACTTCATTAGCCATTAAGCTTTCAGTACCACGAGCTTTAATTTCTAGATCGCCTTTAATCTCTTGGTCAAAGTCAAACTGCATATTAAAGTTAAAGAAGGCTTTACCTAGTGGTGCAAGCAAGTAGTCATCTATGTTCTTGACAACATTTCGTATACTGCCGTTAGCTGCAGACATAAGCATACTGATGCCAGAAGCAGTCCTTCCCACTCCTGATACTCCAGTTTGCCCATGTGCGAACGAAGGAAATCCTGTACTCTCATCTGCTAATACCCTTGATTTATCAAACATCATCATGTTTTCTGAACTTACATTAGGAAACTTTGTTCCGAAGATTGCCTGACCCATTGCACCGCCCTGCCTACGGAAAACTTTTCCAGGGTATACAGAGAGGTCTTGGCCAGGAACTAGGTTAGTTTCATCTACTTCGATAAGTAAGTTTCCTGATAGTGCTGCGTTATCTACTGCCATACGCATAAACCCATTCATAAGAGTTTGGGTATCATCCATATTTTCTGCAATACCTACACCAAATATGCTGTAAGGGTTCATTTCATAAGGGGCAGCAAAGTACGGAATGTAAGCAGGAGTGAAGGGGTTCATTACCAAACGAAGTACTTGACCGTTACAGATCCAGACATTAACACTTAACTGCTCTGCATCCTTAAGCTCTTTAGGAATGTCAATATCCTGCTCTTCTAGGATATCTGTATCTACAAAACCCCAGAACTCAAGAACTTCAAAACGTTCTGACTTAGACTCATTTGCTTCATCTTCCATAGCCTGTTCCCACCACTCTTTTGTGTAGGACTCTCCAATACTCAATGCATTGTCTAGTGCATTCTTACGGAAGTATGGACGATTCTTAAGTGCTCGTAGTTGAGAACGTGACATCTTATGACGCTCCACAACATACTCAGCTTCTTCCATTGTTGCTGCATCTGGATCAGGATAGAAGTTCCAGATAGAAACACTTGTAGTCTGTGGGATAGTTTTAAAAGTAGGAGAGTAATTACCTTCTTCATCCCAGTTTGCATATTCTTTGTCTACAGCAAACGGACCTTTCATAATACCAGTACCAAACAAAGCTGATTCAAAAGCTGCTGCCCGTAGGTGCTTCTTTGCGTGAGATTCTTCTAACTGGTCATGGATTTTCTTTTCCATCTTCTTAGCTGCAACTTCTGCAGGAAAGAACTGTGGAGAGGTAGGAGTCTTAGCAGACCCAGATTCTACCTTGTCCATCACTGGTTGAAGGTCTTCCTTTATTCCTGCAAGGCGTTCTTGTAATTCTGGAAGAGTCTCTCCAGGAAGGAGGCTAGGTAGACCCTCTTGAGCTTTCATTTGCTCTGGGTTAGTTTCAAAGTTTACTGTCTCTTCTACCCCATCTGGAAGGACAGTGGGATCAATACTAATTGGAAACTTGTTGCCACCAAATAAAACTTCTGCAATTTGTCCATATGCAGCTAGGACTTTTGTCTTAGTTACTTTAACAAATACTTGAGACTTCTCAGTTGAAGTGAATTGCACATCTGGTCCGTAAATACCACGGTAGTTTCGGTAGGCTTGGACCCAACGCTGCTCTTCTGTTTTCCTTGCAGTCTCAGCTTTGGAGTACTTTTCCCCTACAAAACTGATTATTTGTCCAGCCTTAGGATCAGAAAGTTCTTCTTCTTTTACATCTTCAACAGAAGCAGAGCCTTCCATATCCATGATCATATCTTCAAATTCTTCTTCCATATTTTATCCTTAATAGCCAAACGTTGCGTCTGAAGCTTGAAATCCTGTCCTAGTTACATTAGGATCGAAGTCAAATAGACTACTTCTTGGTCTAGTCATAATACCATATCGTAAGGCATCATACAAGTGGTCTTCTGCATTTGTGTTTACATCTTCTGGATTATTTTTATCCAAAGGTATGGCAGGTAGTTGAGAGATGGTATGCTTACAAGTATTAAAAAATACCATCCTTGGTTCCTCAGTAAATTCATCTACCTGTAACCTCCTGTGTATTTCGTTCTTCCCTGACACCCTTGATCCACGGGAGCGATCTGAGGGTCTCCACCTACAACCTTTTATAATCATTTGTTCAGCAAGGCTAGGGCCAGTATCACCACGATTATGCCAAAGACTAGAGTCCAAAACTCCATACCGCATTTTCTCCCCATCTTCTATTTCTAGGATCATATCTGCCAAGCTATCAGCAGTAACCTTAGATACATATAACTCCCTGTACACAACAACCTGCTCAGAGGGGGTTACGGTAAACCAGAGTACACCTGTGTGAGAACCATAACCATAGTCACAAGCCCTAAACTTTACCCAACTGTTTGGTATGTCGTAGGGTTCTACTACGTGTATGTTACGGTTAAACTCAGGAAATGCAGCTCCTTCATTTATATCCCAATCACCTTCAAGCAATTGCCTACGTTGGTGTTCAGGTAACGACAAAAGGTTGGCTTCATACATACCATCTTCTGCGAGATAGGGATTATCAAAGAGGGTGGCTGGTATAAATTTCCTTTTGAACAGAGGCTCACCCTCCCTGCTGTGACCTTTCGGCCAAGCGATAATGTTACCGCTATCTATGTCTGTAGCCCAGAAAGCCTTATTATGAGATCCAGGATCAATAAAGGTCTTCTTCACCCAAGCGTGTCCTGGTCCTCCTGGATTGCTAGTTGCACGCATGTATAACGGTAGTCCACTAGCTGAAGTACTTCTTAAACGTGAGCGCATATAGTTCCACGGATACGGGGTAGGCCACTGAGTAAGTTCGTCAAATCCAATCCAGTTAAAGGCCTGACCTTGGTAACGCATTACGTCATCGTCACGGTCAAGGTAAGACATCCAGAGTGTTGCACCTGAGGGAGCTACCCAAGTCTTGTCTCGTTCCATAAACTTAATTCCAGGAATTGCTTTTGGGTACAACTCTTTTGAAACTGAAATAAGTTCACGTAATTCTTCTGTACTTCTCCGTACAAGCAGCATTCTTGCTTGTGGGTTATTTAGATATCGTACTGGGTCAGCAACCATTGCATATGATTTACCACCACCAGCAGATCCCCCATATAGCACTTCCTGTTCTGTAGCAGATAAAAAGTCTGTCTGTGGACCAGAGTTAGGCTGAAAGATTATCTCTCTTTGAGCCTGTTCTACATCAATTAATGGGGGCTTTGGCTGAGCCGATACCACCTCTTCGGACTTTTTCTTCAAGCTTTTCCGCTTTGGCGAGCGCCGTTTTGTATCGCTCGGCAAGGTAGCGTTGGTTTGCAGCCTCTTTCTTACGTTTGTGCTCAAGTTTAACTCTCTTATATAATCCTACGTGGGATAAATACCTACCCGATTCATTACTTAACCAGTTGGCTACATCACGATAGCTGTACTGCTTTAGAAATTTCTTAGCCTGTTCAAAGAGTTCTAGTTCATCTTCTACAGGAAGTAGGATATCAGGATCACTAGGGTCTTCTTCGTACCCAAATGGAACTGTTCGACCTATCCTAATTACAGGATGCCAAACTTTTTCGTTCCCCACTATTTCAGGGGCAGGTAGCTTCCAAGTTTTATTAGTCTTCATCAGTCTTTGGTGGCAAAATAAACAGTGGACTTTCTGACTTAACTTCAACCTTTTCAGTCTTAGCAAAACCAGCTCGATCAAGAAAGTCTTTTGCAGCAGCCATCTTTTCTTTATTACCAAGGTTAGTAGGATTACTCATGATCTCCATCATAGACCAAGCTGCCTGTGGTCCACGAGTTGCAATAAAACGTTTAGTCAGTTCTGCAACTTCATCAATCAGAGTATTCATAACCGTGGTAGAAGATGTACCCTCAGCATATCCAGCAAGCTTAAGGGCTTTGACTGGACTGCCTTGGGCTTCCTCAAAGAGTACATCTAAAAACTTTTGTTGTTTTTCTGTAAGGTTACGACTCATTTCTTTTTCTTTCTTACCACTCCACCCTTGGCGGCTCTAAAGGGTCTAGTTTTCTTTGCAATGTTTTTAGGCTGAGCCACATGCTGCTTACCTGCCTTCGTGCCTTTTCGTTTAGCTCTGGTTGTAGCGGCATACTCACTGCTGCTAAGAGACTTAATAGCCTTATCAGGTAAATAACGTTCACCAGTTTTAGCACTAGGCTTGCCACTTTTAGTTCGCCATTTTTGTTTAGTCCAAGACTTAAGACTTTTTTGACTTTTTGCTAGAGCCATCACTGTGTACCTTTTGTATTGGAAAATCTGCTTTTAAACTTGCACCCTTGTGTGAAACAAACTTACCTTTGTGTTTCATAAGTTTGAATCCACCCTTAGGTTGTCTCATCCAGTGATATCCTTTTGGAGCATCAACCTTCATTTATTTATACCCTCCACCTTTTGCTTTATACTGCTTTGCGACCATTTGTGCTTTACGAGCCGACCACTGTCCAGGTTTTCCACCTTTGCCGCCAGATTTAATGGATGAGACAAGACGCTTGCGCATAGCAGGGTTAGTATAATTTCCTGCCGCATTAACTGTAGACTTTGCTTTGGATTTCGGCACGAGATACTCCTATATCACGTAGTTGTCTATCTGACATATTCTGCAGTTGCCAGAGGGCCACTTTACGTTCTTGGCTTTTTTGGATTGTTTTTACAAATCGTTTAAACATTTTCTATCTCCTTTATGTTTAGGTAAGTATTCCTTACCCTTGTGGAGATAGTTATATCATACTTAGTTATACCATACTACAGACATTATTGCAAGCCCGTTATGCACTTAACGGTTAGGATCGTAAAACTCTTCTGCTGCAACTACTACAGTTAAAGTATTTCCTGTACCTGCAGCAACAATAATTTTATCCTCTGCATGAAGAAATAATGGTTTATCTACAGTAAATACTGACTCAGCACTTTTACCTGATACAGCATGTGCTGTGTATAATGTGTGTGTTGTGTTAGTTATTTTTTCATAAAACTTAATAGTGTAGTTTCTATTGCTACTATCACTATTAGTAATTAATAGATGTTCTACATGCGAAGAAAAGTTTTTGGGTACAACATAACAATCGGTGTCAGATGTACCCGTTAATGCAGTTGCATGAGTTACAAATTTTGATCCATTACGTATGGGCATTTACTTAATAGACTTCTTAAAGTCTTTCATAGCTTGATTCATATCAAGGTTTCCATTATCCTTTACGTATTTACTTTTATTCTTACTAATCCAAGTTTTCCATTTAGATGCTTTAGCCTTATCATTTTTTAGGAAAGGGTTTTTTACATTTAATACTTTACGTTTTAAACTAACTTTAGCTTTAGGCTTGGGTTTGTTTTGTGGAGACTTTGGATCTAATCTACGTTTGATCATCTCTACTGTACCATCACCCCTACCTTTACCATCATTAATAGTGGTAGTTGTTACTTTAGGTTGGGCAGCAGTCTTTGCTACTTTAGGTTCTGGTCGTGCTCTTGGACGAATAGGCTTTTTAAGATCTTCTGCATATACAGCAGCCATTACTTTACCGTTCTTATCTGTGTAGTAAAGTGCTCCTGCTTTTTTAGCTGCAGCAATACTTTTGTATTTACCCGCATTCTTTTTAGCTTGGGCAACCGTCATGCCCTTTTCTTTTAGTTTGTTGTTTAGATATGTACGTAGTGATATGGCCATTTGTTTTACCCTTTATATGAAGCACCGCATTTAGCCATGCCACCTTTGTTATAACCAGATTTTTTCTTCGTCGGTTTACCTGATTTCTTGGCTGCAGCTTTTGCTTGAGCCATTCCCTTATTTGTGTAAGGGTATTCTTTTTTTCCTACTGTAGGCATGATTGTTCTCCTTATGCTACTACAAAGTCTACGGTTTCACCCTGTCTTAGTTGTTGTTTATTATAAGGATGATAGGCATAAGCACTTTCATATCTGTACTTATCTGCCTTTTTGTCTACGGCTGCTGCCGTTTCTTTTATCAGTTCACTTTTACCAGATTCAAAAACTATATTTGTATGCGTATCAAAAGGCATAGCAGGTAAAGGGAAGTGGGATATCAAACTTACCATTTTACTTTATTTGCCCAATAAGCTGCTGACATTTTACCCTTTTTAATATTCTTAGCATGACGGGCTTTAAAACTTGCACGTTTCTTTTTCATTCTGTCAGACTCGCCAGCTTTAGGTTTACCTGCAGTAGATGCACCTTTTTCACCGAACTTAATATACTTATACTTACCACCTTCACTAGCCATAACATGATGAGACTTACCACTACCATCACTTAGTCGTTGTGGTTTATTCACTGACTTCAGTCCTGCAGACTTCATCTTAGTTTTAACTCGTTCAGGTATTGCCATGTTAGGTCCAATCTGTAGGGGGAACAAGGACGGTTCTCTGTTTACCCCCACCTTCTATTATAAACTACTATAGAAAGGTTTATACCGTCAAATCATTTCAAAGTGTGGGGCATCAATAAATGGTCTACGACCTTGGGAACGACGAAGATCTACATATGCATTCATGGCATCTTCTGCACTACCTTGATACATTCGGATATCTCCTTCGGACCAAGCTGCTCCCCACTTGATTGCTACACTGTTACGTCTAGCTGCTTCAGCCATTGCATCACAGATGTCATCATATACATTTAGTTCCCACGAGATGTCTGAGCCAAAGTATGCAACTAGGTCTACTGCTCTACCATCTAGGTGTTTACTTTTCATAGTCTGTGATCTACCAGATGCGTATAACTTCTCCTGTTCAGCAAGAGTTCGTACACCATACGTAACTCCAAAGTCTACCTTAGTCAACTTAATAGCATCCATAACAACTGCTACTAGGTCTTTCTCTACACCTTCAAGTTTCTTAATACTTCTTGCACTGAGTTTAAAAGCCATTACCTAAACATTCCTTTTTTTCTGTGGTCAGTATGTCCCTTTTTAACTAGACCGCCCTTATTAAATTTATCTGATGTATTTTGTAGCAAAGTTCTTATATTAATTTTATCTTTTGAACTAGCGTCAGGACCAAGGATATCTGTTATTTCTTTATTTAAAGAATTGTTAGATCTCGTAACTCTAGCTTTATTACTTCTATAGTTATAATCAGCAGCTTGATCTTCAGCATCTAAAGTTTTTTTATACTTTGTTACTAATTTTTGAGCCTTCTTTACTTCTTTAGGTCCGTATTTTTTTACTGCTGCTTTCAAACCTTCTTTAGCTACATAAGAAAGTATTGCGTATACTAATGGTGCTGCTGGTCCTGGCATCTTATTTCTTTCCAAAAAACTTAGTAGCTGAACGTACTCCAAAGGAGGCAGCTACAATTACGCCCAAGGTATACTGATACCACTCAGGCATTGTCTCCAAAGCCACAAATCCATTAGCTACAATCTCCCTACCAAAATCTCCAACGAAGACTAGGATTAGAGGGATCGAAAATAAAATAGTTAGCCACTCGTCTTTCCAAGAGTTCTGGCTACCTTGAGCCATAATCTTTTCCCAATCAGCTTCACTTGTAGCCCGACTGAGCATAATCTGTGCTTCAGCTTCAGCTTTGGCAACCTTTGCTTTAGTTTCTGCAGCCTTTGTTTCAACTTTACCGTTGAGCCACGTTCCTACTAAACTTGATATTGGTCCTATGAATGCTTGTATCATTTTGCTTTACCTCTTAGAAAGATAGTTTAGCACCAACAGTTACATTACCAAAGTTAAAGTCTGCATCTGAAGATACTTTGCCGTAGGTCATAATGCCTGTACTTAGGAGTTCATACTCCGCTTTAAAATCTAACCCCTTAAAGATTTCATCTTCGTCCAGTCCCATGAGATCTACAGTAGTAGCCATGCTCATATCAAGACCAAACATACCCCAACCTACAGAAGGAGTAAAGTTTGCTGCCCATGTCTCTACACCAGTTGTGTAGCTCACATCTGTTTCTGTATCTACAGACAGTCCTCCAAAGAGATCTGCTGAAGTGGCTGCAGTTGCAAGTAGAGATAGGGTAGTTGCTGCGATTAAAGTTTTCATTGTTTGTTTCCTTAGTTGTTCTTTGCTTCTTTGTTCATCCAGATACCGAAGCAACCTGTTAGTGCACCCATGCATACAGATACAAGTCCAGCCTGTCCAGTAGTGGGATCAGGTAAAGACATATACCAGTGTACAGATTGGTACGTAAGTAGTGTAACCACGAACATCATCAGTCGTGGGAATATTTTGTAGTCATCAATTATCGTGTGAGCCATAATTTCTCTTTCTATGAGGTTCAAATACATCACGGGCCTCAAGCATTCCTTCTAGATACATAGCTCTCTCTACGTGATCTAAAGTGTACTTGATGCCTGTATCTTGATATATTTTTTCTCTTACATAAAATACATCTGATCTTGGTATGTGCACTCTGCGAAGTCTACCTTCGTCTTCACTTGCTAGTGCACTATAGAATTCTTCCAGAACTCTGTCTGAAGAATACATTTTTGGTTTAGACATGCTAGTTATACTCCATAGTAACCATAAAGTCAACCCTTTTCAAAGGGGACGACAAAAAAAATTTGTACATCTTAAAAGTGACAAAGTGCTATAATACTTAAGTACTACTTAAGTACTAATAATAATATAAAAGAATAATAAAATCCTTAAGGATACTTAAGTATATACTTATGTTATACTAAAGTACCCCCTCTTGTCAAGTATTTATTTCTATTATTTGTAATTTTATAGAGAAGATACAAAAGACGCCCTTAAAATTTAGGATAACAGGTAGAAATACCCCTGAGACTCCCTCAGAAGCTCCAGGAATAGGGTGAAAGAACTTTTATAGCCCCAGGTAGCCTACAGAAGTTAGGTTACTGTAGCCCCTCCTACAGCTCCTTTAACAGAAGTAGCCTATTATTCTGATTTATTTGATAATAGTAGGGATTATATGGGAAAACATGGGTAATTACTGCTGTGGTTAACGACTTGAATTTCCCCATCTCTGTCATAATGGGTGTATACGCTACCCTATACCCCCGTATGGCTCATGCCCCCCCTAAGTATAGCCTTCCTATCCCTTCGTATAGCCGACATACTCTTTATTATTAGCTAACTACCTGTTATTACTAGCGTATATATACAATAAGACATTGCCCCTATCCATTAGTATAGACCAAAGCTATACCAATTTGTGATCACATATCCGTTCGTAGTAGTGAAGCACCCCTTTCGGATAACTCATTATATATAGACACCACCCCCCTAATCTTATGGTCACATCACCTATCCTTTGGGATACACTGGCTATCCATTAGTATAATCCTATACCAAATAGTTTAGAACCTATACCTCTGGATAGTTGACGGGATAATAAGTATAGCAGACCTATCCCTCACCTATACTAGACCCCGATTTTAAGCCCGTACAGCGCCGAAACCTGTTTTTGGTCGCTACCCTACCTAAAAAACCTTTCCCCCTATTTGTTCCGTCTTGTCCAAATCTTTTCTAATGAAATCAATGACTTATCTAGGTAAGCACTACTGACCTAAAAAAATAGCAGAGAACAAACAGTAAACAAACACTGGACAATTTAGAACATTCTTGGAACATTCTATACTTTATTTCTCTTGACTGAGAACATTTATATCCGTTTGGAAAACTCGACTCCAACTAGATACTAAATAGCACTTGACTATCCTTTGGTATATACTCTTTTTTATATTTTACCAAACGGTCAAAAATTGTTTTGGTTTTCAGAGTCGGATTTTCTCGCGCGAGCTATTATTAAAAAAAATAAGCACCTATCCTTTAGTATAGGAAACCTATCCGTCATAGTCATTGACATTCATTTGGATATATGAGCACTCTATAGGCCAAGAAATCGCCCAAAACAGCCAGACGGTCGGCGCTCAGTTGACTAGGCTAAAGTAGGGGTAACCGATCAACGCTATTTGACATTGCTAGAAATTGACTGGGGTTAGACCTAGGGCTTGACAATCCCGATAATGGTTTACGCAAGATGTAAGTATTGCGCCTAGTCGAAAAAATACTGAACGGGGTTTATGACCTGCATTTCCCCTAGCGTGACAACCCTATTGAGTAGGGCGGCGCAAATAATGACAGAAAATCCGATACAAAAAATTAGCCGTTTGTGACTAGCCTCAACGTGCCAACATATAGTTGGAGTTTTGAGAGTGCCTTTACAGCTTAGGCCAGTGATCAGCAAACGCAATAGGATACCCGCGAAAATTGCTCAAAATATGCGATAGCGTTTTGAGACCGTAACAATTAGGGTTGCATGTTGCCAGCATGTACAACACATTAATCCTAGTGTGTTGTATTAACTGGCAATTTATGACATATGAGAGGAAAAAATCATGTCAAATAATGTAGCAAATTGGGCAAGTAATGTACGCGGCGCAGAGTATAATTTTCTGCCAACTGTTGTGCGGGCTTTTGAGCAATTCAATAACGGCAACACTACAGAGATTGCAAAATTGCTTTGCATCACCAACGGTCGCAAATCTGGTATCATCAAAGTAATAGAGGGCGACCGCTTGCAATATGCCGCACCTTTAAAGCGTATCATGGCTAAGGTTTTTGAAGGTGTGGAATGGAAATTTAACTCCAAAAATAAATCTGGTGTGGTGTTCAAAATGTCAGATAATGGCGGCGCTAACACTGACCAGATCGAGGGCTTGCGTGTTCTTGGCAAGGTTCGCATAAATTCGGATGTTTTCAAGAAAGCGTTTCCCGTGGTCAAGAAAGAGACCGAACCAAAAACACCAGAGCAAATTCGCGAACAGTTTTGGAACTACATGGAAAAGTTTTCAAAGGATACTGGCACGCCTATGGCACAAGTGAAAGCGATTGCATCTGCAAAGCAAGCCGCATAATCAAAGCGAATGACAAATGAAGATTGGATAAGCACCCTATGTTGACGCATGGGGTGTTTTCCTATGTCCATTTAACAGAAAGGAAAAGTGAATGAAGGAATATAAAATCAATATGGTCAAGCGTAGCCATATGAAGAAGCCATATTACCTATTGGATGGGTGGTATGAGTGTGAGTATGGGGTGCAATTTGTGCATTATATAGGCGGATCACTGGAAGATTGTGTTCGTCAAACCTTGCGTGAGCATCCCGAATTTGGTGATACCGATCTAGAAGTGGATGGTGGGTATCTTGCTGCGGATTATGATGTGTCTAAAGCTGCATGTCAGATGGCGCAATGGTTGAAACAGGAAGGGTATTGAAGATGGGTATTTGGATACTGGAAACTTCCACAAATTGGGATGAAGGGTCATACATACTTGGGGTCTATAAAAATCCCTCAATCTTTGTCGAAGAAAATGATGATCTGTTTTGGGTCGAAGATGATAACGATACTTGGTGGGGTCACAAGTGCGGGAATGTTGCCAAGGAACATAAGGAATGGTTGGGCTATTCATTGGAGAAAATCCAAGAGCTAAGAGAAAGTGATGGCTATTCCTTTGATGTAGAAACTCGTTGGGATTCCTTCCAATACTTTGCTTGTAAGTGGAACGTGCAATGAAAGTCTTTATGTTAAAGTGTTCGTCACGATGGGATGAAGGCTATGGGGTGGTAGGTATCTACAGTACCCTAGACAGTGCTGAGATAGGTATGCTAGATCACTCTGCAAAATATAGCTTTTATTCGACCCTCAGTTCATGGTCAGTGGATGATGGGAAAACTGTTTATGTTTATGTGGATGAGGAAGATGCACAAGAACATGAGCTTGAACTGGTGAATGATCCAAACTTTAAACCTGATTGGTTGGATACTGTTCGCTATCAAATTGTTAGAGTGGAGGTAATCGAATGATACAGTACAACAAAGAAGCGTACCCGAACCATACACCTGAGATGTTTAGGGATATGGTGGGTCTAGTTGGCAGATGGCTAGAGGAATACAGCAGGAACAGTCTGGGTAATATGCTAAAAGTGATGCTTGCCGATGAGGAAAGAGAAATTGCAGAGCTGCTAGGTTTTATCGCTGAGGAATCAGAAGAAGAAGAAGAAAGTCTTGTGGACTTCATGCGTGACAAGTATGGATGGGGTCTGTTCGAGATGAAGGGCGGCAGTGTATCTGACAGTGGGGTGTACAAGTACCCAGAAGATCCTGACCTGCACTGGATAGCTAAGGTAGATACAAGTAAGGATGATTCAAAGGTTGAGTACTCTTACATCTATCCCTATGCTATCGTAGCCTTGTCAACTGAGGATGGGTACTTCGTGACAAGGATGGACTAAACTTTACCTGACAGTACATCTTGCGGTGGGGTGTACTGTGGGGTAGTGTTTCACTACTGTATTCCATGAATGAAAGGACAAAATCATGGCTAGTAAAAAATATTCTGACGCAATGTGTCTCGCAGTGGTAAAGTATCTGGAAAACCACACTCAGAAAGAGGCATCTGCAAACTTTGGTATTCCGATGAGTACTGTACCTCATCTTGCGTCAAGAGTTGGGTATGTTCCTAACACTTATCCAAAGTATGTACTGTCATTCAAGCATGAGGTGTGCCAGTACTATGAGCATCACACAGGTAATGAGGTTACCGAAAAGTATGGTGTGCGTGCACCTGTTGTGTGTGGGTGGCGTAAAGACTTGGGCTATCGCAACAAGCATCGTGGTTTCAATATGATAACGGCTCAGGTCACACCCAAGGCAGTGAATAGAAACTATCGCATGGTCAAGAATGAGAATGGTGACTTGAAGGCACTGCTCATGGACTTGCGTGGTCAGATTGAGGATCTCAAAGAGCAGAAACGTGAGCAGTCTCAGCGCATTGATACTTTTGTACAATCGGTGGGAAGACTGTTGCAGTAACATAACTTCACCCTGATCTAGTATTGGGGTGAGCAACCTTAACGAAAGGAGTAACACATGGCTTATGATTTTATGCCAGTGAATGAACAGCACATACCCTTGGAGATAAAGAGTGCGATCACTATGCACAAACCTTATCGCCCCATGAATGGTAACTTTAATGCAGGTACTATCAAACTGGACAACGGTAGTGAGTACTTCATTCAACCTGATGTACGTACCAATGGCTTCATTGCCAAGCGTGTGTACGAGACTGATGAGGATGAGAACGATTTGGTCTTGCGTGGTTGGGGTAAGTACAACGAGTACGATCATTGGTTTCGTCAGGATGAACGTCTGTTCAACTGGCTTGACCATCAGTTTCGATACGAGTTAGAAATTGAGATAGATAACCTCAAGTGGATGTATAGGCTTCGTGCTTTTCAACCCATGCGGTCAAAGATTGCATCAGGTAAGGTAGCTGTATACCTTACTCAGCAACAACGTGATGATGACAGGCAGGTTGCCATGCGTCCAGGACGTGCGTTCTCTGCCATGTTCCCTGAGCTTCCACATAAGAACATTATATCTCTTGTTGATAAGTTCTTGCAGGAGTTTGCAGAGCGGGATTTCAACCTTCATGTATCACAGGAGGCAGATGCATTTACACTTGCTTACTCAGGGAGACAATCACCTGCAGAGAATATCCACACTTCTTGTAATAGAAAGCACAGTTCACACAGTTGTATGCGGTATGACTTCGATGACCTACCAGTTCATCCAGTTACAGCGTATGCAAGTGGTGACTTTGAAGTTATCTATGCAACTGACCAGAATGGAGACATCGCTGCACGTTGTGTGGTCTATCTCAACGAGGGGGAAACTCCCAGTGCAGGGCCGATCTATGGTGTATCAGAGCAAGCACTTGACTTCATCCACAATCATATGATAGGTAAGGGTTACTCCCTTAGTGCAGATTGGGAAGGTGCTAGGCTCAAGCGTATCCCCTACGGAGATGGTGAGGGTTTCATTGCACCCTACCTTGACCCCTGTCCGCAGAAACTCTATGACAATGGTACTCACCTAGTAGTCTCTCGTGATGGTGAGGTAGATGCCAGTACATACAGGGGTGTTCTTAATGATTACGAATACCGCTGTTGTGAGTGTGGTGAAGGTTTGTGCGAGGATGACTACTATTACTCGGAGTGTACTGACAACCACTACTGCGAGAGTTGCCACAACGATACCCACTTCTACTGTGAGTATGAAGGTCAGTCGTACCATGAGAGTGAAGCTACGGATGCGTACTACCTGTACAATGGTTCTGTCAGGTGTGAGAGAGTATCCAGAATTGCTGTTGAGTATAGGGATGAGTTTGTTTACTGCTCCTCTGATGATGAGTACTGGAAAGAAGAGGATACATTATGGTGTGAGTATGATGGAGAGCATATTGATCCCAAGACCTATGACAGACACTACTTTCGGTCAGAGTGGGACTGTGAAGTGTACCCCAATAACCTTATGTGTACCACTGAGGATGGTGAGGTTGTCTCTACAGAAGAGATTGATGACGATCTTTGGCATTGTGTTAAAGGTGTGTGGTACAAAAATGACAAAGATACTTCTTGCAGAAAGGAAAATAAATAATGTATAGCCTAATAGAAATGCTGCGTTACAAAAGACCTGAGGGTACACAGACGCAGCGAGAATTTTGTGAACGGTTTCTGGAACCTACCTTTGGTGTGCCAGATATCCACGGTAACTATATCCTCAAGGTGGGTGACAAGCCTAACCTGTGCTTTGCTGCACACCATGACACAGTGCATAACTCTGAGGGTATGCAACAGTTGATTGTGATGAATGAGGTTGTGTCTGTAGCAGACCCTAAGACTTCCAACTGTCTTGGTGCAGACTGTACAACTGGTGTGTACATCCTGTTGTGTATGATTGAACATGGTATTGAGGGTGTCTATGTTGTCCATGCAGCAGAGGAGATTGGTTGCAGGGGTAGTGCTGCTCTTGTGTTCGATGACCCTGATTGGTTGCAACAGATCGACTCAGTGATATCCTTCGACAGGTACGGTGACAAGTCTATTGTTACACACCAGATGGGATTGCGTACTTGCTCCGATGCCTTTGCTAAATCTTTCTCGGATGCCCTTGGACTTCCACAACTTAAGGGAGACGATGGTGGTTCATACACTGACAGCAATGAGTACTCTTATACAATCTCTGAGTGTACCAATATCAGTGTGGGTTACTACGGTCAGCACACTAAGAACGAGACGCAAGACCTTGAATACCTTGACCTTTTAGTGACTGCACTACTTGCTGCTGACTGGTCTAAGCTAGTGTTTACCCGTGATCCATCGGTCATTGATAGCTCTTGGTCATACCCGTATAAGACGAAGGTTACTTCTGGATCTTGGAGTTATGATAATAAAGACAAGGATGATCTGCTCGATATCATCTGTAACTATCCAGAAGAAGTAGCAGAGTTGCTTCAGACTTATGGGTTCACATCGTACAGCTTGATGGAAGAGTGCCAGATTGAGGACGCTAGTCAGTACAATAGTTACCTTGATAACTATGCTAACAGGGTGTGGAACAAGAGGTTCATGTGACAATTTAGCACAGGTACTTGACATCTGTGTGTATATAGTATAACTAATACTTAAGTATACTAAAGTAATTATTATTTCTAAGATAATAAACTACTTAAGTATACATAAGTAGGAGGTTTTATGAGACTTAGAACAGCAACAGAAAGATACTTGAACAGTAGACAGTTTGCATCACTCGCAGCTTCTTCACAAAAGGGCTACGAAAATAAGATGCATTCGTTCTGCTCAATGCCTATCATGGGTAGGATACTCGGTAATATCAGCATTAAGAATATCAATGTCGTTATGTGTACTGAGATGTATGATATCTGGGAGCTAGAAACTTCAACCTCTAACGCCAACCACTGCGCTCGTATCTTTTCGGTACTCATGAACTACCTAGTTTCGTTGGACTACATACCGTACAACCCAATGGCACGAGTAAAGAAACGTAGCAGCACTCCACGATCTGTCGTCTGGACACACAGTCAAGTCATGTCGTTCTTAGATGTAGCCTTCACAAAGTTTGAGTGGAGAAACATTGGACTGATTGTGCTGATGTGTTATGAGTGGGGTCAACGTCCAATTGACATACGTAATTTGTTATGGGAAGATGTTGACCTTGAGAACAAGCAGGTAACAATAACTCAAACCAAGCGTGGTGCTACAGTGGAACTACCTATCCCTGATAATCTGTACGAGATGCTAGTGCAACAGGAACAGGACTGGAGTTTCCAACCATTTGTAGTACCCCATCACAGGCCACAGGGTACAGTCTACAGACCGATGACAGTTATTCAGATGACCCATGCACTCAGAGAAGTTAAGGCTATTGCAGGGCTACCTGATGAACTACAGGTGGGTGACTTACGTAAGACTGCTATTGTTCAGATGATTGAGAGTGAGGTAGACCACCTTGCAATTCAATCTGTGACAGGGCATAAGAATGTGAGTAGCCTTAACCCATACAACAAGTTCAGTTTAAAAGCAGCTAAGTCTGCACTAGAAAGGAGAGAAAGAGAATGAGAATGATACCCCCTGAATCTTTTAGGAGATGGGCAAGCATCTTTAGAGAGGGTGGTCTGTATGATGACTATGCAGATGAGTTAGCAGACCTCTTGGATTTTCTGGCAGACAACGCAGAATTTAATTTAGCTCTTGAGGAAGCAAGGAGCAAGTGGACAAATGAAAGGTTACATTAAGAACCCTATGGCAAAAGACTTGAGGCAACCTAAGTATAAACCTCAAGCTATACCGAACAAAAAGAAACCGTTGACAACCCGTAAGCAAAAGCATAAAGGAGATAAAGATGAAGCTAACTAGGACAAGCCCTTTGTCAGGTAAGAAGAACACCCTAGACATTGACGTGACTAGAGAACAGATTACTGATTGGGAAAGGGGGTCACTGATACAAGATGCAATGCCAAACTTGACACCAGATGAGATGGAGTTTATAAAGACAGGTATCACCAGTGAAGAGTGGAATGAACTCTTTGGTGATGCAGAAGAAGATTTTTAGGAGTTGACAGATGGAATACTTCACAGTAATGATACTGACATACACCCTTGCAGGTGAACCACTTCAGTCTAAGATACTTTATACTAGCCATGAAAGATGTAGTGATGCCCTCACGCCTATTCACGACACCCTATACCCAATGGATCGTGGGGCAATGGCTCAGTGTAATCAGAGTAATATTATTTCAAAGTCTATCAGACCTAAAGCGAGGCCAACAAAATGATTACAGCAACATACATAGACCACATGGGCAGTGACCTGTCTGTTGTAAACGCAGCTAGGGTCAGCTTTGGTAAGCAGAGTGAATGGGATTGGGCAGAGGTAGACGGAGAGGGTAACTTAGATGTACTAGAGCAGCGACTATCTGACCATGATACCAAGCTGATCCGTTACTTAGCCAAGCACAAACATATGTCACCCTTCGGTCATGCCTTTGCTACCTTCCATGTCAAAGCACCAATGTTTGTAGCACGACAGCTAGTCAAGCACAAGTTCCTACGATGGAATGAGATTAGTCGTAGGTATGTAGATGATGAGCCTGAGTTTTATGTACCTGATGTGTGGCGTGGTAAGTCTAAGGATAAGAAGCAGGGTAGTGAGGGAACTATCCCCCTTGAATATATAGATGCTTATAATCTCAAGCACATAAAAGATTACTGGAACGAAACTGTTGGTCCTGAAGCGGGAATAGAGTACAAAGAAGGTGAGCATGTACCCGAATTTTCTGTGGCTCAAGAAGTTGATTACCTGCACACAGAAGAAGTGCTTTCAACTTACAGGAGTTTACTAGAAGTTGGTGTCTGCCCAGAACAGGCACGTATGGTACTGCCACAGTCTACAATGACCGAATGGTACTGGTCAGGATCACTGGATGCCTTCTCTGATATGTGCCTACTGCGTTGTGCCAGTGACACTCAAGCTGAGACACAAGAGGTTGCTAATCAGATCAGTGTTAAGATGCATGAGCTATTTCCTGTGTCATGGATGGCACTAGCTAAAGGGAGAGTGAATGATGAGTGAAGTAAAAATAACAGAGATCGAAGAGCATGAAGATGGTTCAGCTACACTACAAGTCGAGTGTGACCCAGAGACTTTCATGGCTATCTTTAACGTGGGCTTTGTATCCCTAGTCAAAGCTGGTCTAGAGACAGAACTAGATAGGAGTGATACACATGATGCCAACATTTGAAGTAACTAGGCAGGGTAATAAGCTTTGGTTTGTATGCCCTACCTGCAGCAAGAAAAATACCCACGGTGGATCAGGGGGTCATAGAATATCTCACTGCGATTGTTGGCCCAAAGGTTATATTTTAGAGGAGGTTCTTGAAGATGCCCTATGTAGTAGAGATTGAGATTGAACTAGGTGAGTTTACTTATGTCCGTAAGGAGAACCCTTGGACAGAAGACCATAAGGTGTGGGTGTTCAATAATCTGGACGAAGCAGAAGAGGAAGCTAAACGTTGGAACTCAGGTAAGGTAGTACCTTACATCAGACCAATGACAAAAGAGGAAAGACAACGAGGAAAGGATAAGAATGGCTGAAGGAGATACACCCCACTTGGCATGTCCCTTTGAGGACTGTGGTTCAAGTGATGCGTTTAATTGGAATGATGAGGGGTATGGGTTTTGTCACAGTTGCGGCAACTCCTACCCTAGTTCCGAGCCTACATTTGATTGGGTTAAAGATCAATATCCAGTAAAGGAAAGGATAAACATAATGGACATACCTGTTAAGTCTGGTACTTACGAAGGTATCAGGGGTATCAAGCCTGACGTATGCCAGTTGTATGGTATACAGATACAGCTTGGCGAGAATGGTGAGCCTATACGCTACGCCTACAAGTACCCACACACAACCAAGTACAGGGCTTTCAATGATAAGTCTAAGACTTGGGTCAAGGACACTGGACTAGGGATGACCCACCTGTTTGGGCCTGAGTTCAATGCAGGTACAAGTAAACGACTGTACCTTACCGAGGGTGAGTTTGATGCAGCAAGTCTGTATGAAATCCTTGGTGAGAAATTTCCTGTCAAGTCTTTGCCTAGTGCATCTATTGGTGAGAAGTTCCTGCAAAAGAACTACGAGTATCTTAACTCTTTCGAGAACGTTATCTATGCAGGGGAGTTAGATACAGCAGGTAAAGCTGCAGCAGATAAGATCTACTCTACCATACCTGACAAGTTCTTCTATGTACCTATGTCTAAGCACAAGGATGCCAATGACTTCCTGACTGCAGGTGATGGTAAGGACTTGATGTGGGCAGCTATGAAGCCTCAGAAGTATTCCCCTGACAACTTCTTCATCTCAGATCAGGATGTGGAAGCAGCTATCCGTAATGAAAACCCCTACGAGTATACCCCAACAGGTCACTCAGGTCTTGATGATAAGATCAGGGGCATGGTTAAGGGTGGAGTGACGTTCATCAAAGCGCCAAGGGGTACAGGTAAGACTGAGGTAATCAGATACTTTGAGACTGGTTTGCTTCGTGATCCTGAGACAAAGATTGCATTGCTTCATATGGAAGAGATGAAGTCTACTACCTATAGGGCTATGGCAACCTACCACCTTGGTTGTAATGTCCGTACAGATGATGATGCTCGTGCCAACAATGTCTCTATCGAAGAGGTAATCAAAGCAGGTCAGATAGCAGCAGACACAGAGAACAATCGTACCATTGTGTTTGAGATGCGTTCACATGATGACCCTCTCAAGCTGCTAGACCACACACGTACTGCTGCCACTGTATTCGGTGCAGACTATGTGTTTGTCGATCACGTACAACGGTTGGCTTACTTGTCTAACTCTGGTGTTGATGGCGCTACCAGTACCCTCACCACTTTAGGTTCACGGATGGCTCAGTTATCAAAGGAGCTGAACATTGGTGTGATCTTTATATCACAGGTCAACGATGATGGTAGGACAAAGTATGCTGCATCACTTGAAGAGGAAGCAATTATATGTGTAAAGATTGAACGTGATGTTGAATCAGAAGATGAGATTCTTCAGAACACTACCAACTTTATTGTGGATAAGAATCGTCCATTTGCTAAGTTGGGTCACGCAGGGTCAGTATATTACGATCCTGATACAACTATCTTAACGGAAGATGTTCCGTATGTACAAGGAGATATGGCTGCATGATTGTATTTGATGTAGAAGCTGACAACCTGTTGGATGATGCTACTAAAATACACTGTCTGTCTTACACATCTGATGGTACTAATTACGACACTCTGTATGACTATAGCGACATGCGTGATCTGATCCTAAATCAAAAGGGTTTGGTTGGGCATAACATTGTGAGGTATGATGTGCCATTGCTTGAGAAGATCCTTGGTATCAAGGTGAAAGCTCAGTTGTTTGATACCCTACCTATGTCTTGGGTACTAAACTTTAGCAGGTCTCGTCACGACCTAGACTCTTTTGGTGAGGACTTTGGTATTCCTAAACCTAAGATTGATGATTGGGTAAACCTTGCACCAGAGGTGTATGCTCATCGTTGTGTAGAAGATGTCAAGATTAGTTGGAAGTTATGGAAAAACTTGCTTGCTCGATTTATGTTTATCTATAAAGACAAGGGTCAGTTGAACAAGTTCTTTCGTTACCTTGAGTTTAAGATGGACTGTGCTAAAGAAGCAGAGTTGCAATGTTGGAAGCTTGATGTGCCTAAGGCAGAGCAGTTACTAGTTCACCTTACTGAGCTAGAGAACAAGAAGGTTGCAGAGTTAGTGGCTGTGATGCCCATGCGTAAGCTGATGTCTATCAAGACTAAACCAAAGAACATGCTCAAAAAAGATGGATCACTATCTGCACATGGTAATCGTTGGCATAAACTTTGTGAGGACAATGACTACCCACTAACTTATGATGGAGAAATACCTGTAGTCAAGGGTGTCGAAGAGTCTAACCCCAAGTCTCCTGACCAAGTTAAGGATTGGCTGAAGTCTCTTGGTTGGCAACCCTGTACTTTTGATGATGGTACTAATGGGCCTGTACCACAGGTGCGTAACAGCAATCGTGAACTTACCCCATCTGTAAAACTCCTTATACCTGACAATCCACAAGTAGGTGTACTTGATGGTATGACTGTACTTCAGCATAGGAGAGGTATCGTTAAACGTTTTCTTTCATCTGAACGTGATGGGTACGTTAGGGCAGAAATCTCTGGACTTACAAATACTCTTCGCTTCAGACACAAGAGACCCCTGGTTAATCTTCCTGGGATAGATAAGCCTTGGGGTAAAGAAATACGTGGCTGTTTGATTGCACCTGACGGACATCTTTTATGTGGTGCTGACATGACATCACTTGAAGATACTACTAAGCGTCACTATATGTATCCGTATGATCCAGACTATGTTGCAGAGATGTCACAGGATGGGTTTGATCCACATTTAGACTTGGCAAAACATGCAGGGTCTGTTACTCAAAATCAAATTGATAGGTATAATAATGGAGAGTTACCTGAGTTGAAAGATCTACGCAAAAACTACAAGGTGGTAAACTACTCAGCCACTTATGGTGTTGGTGCAGCTAAGTTATCAAGGACAACTGGCATGACAATACAGAATGCACAAAAGCTTATTGATGCCTATTGGAAACGTAACTGGTCTGTTCAGAAGTTTGTCAGTGACCAGACTGTACGCCGTATCAATGATGAGATGTGGGTACAGAATCCTGTCAGTAAGTTCTGGCATAGCTTGAGGTTTGAGAAGGATGCTTTCTCTACTATCAATCAAAGTACTGGAGCCTATTGCTTTGACAGGTGGGTTGCACTATATAGATCAAAGAGGTCTAATATAGTTGGCCAGTTTCACGACGAGAGTATTAACGTAATCAGAAAAGGAGAAGAGAGTGTTCACACATCAGTTCTACAATGGGCTATAGAAAAACTTAACGAACAGTTGAAATTAAATGTTGACTTAGGTATTGACGTACAGTATGGTCAAACCTATGCAGATGTGCACTAAACAAAGGAGGTAGCAATGGCTACACGAATAGTAAAAGTAACTGGTATTGCAGAGTGGGCGAAAGTTTTTGAACAGAACCGTGACCTCACTGGATGGAAACCAACACCCCAAGCAAGGGGTAACTATGAAGATTTTGATGGGGCATGTACGATCAACCTCATCTTAGACGATGTTGAACTTGGTAAGCTGCAGTCCGCAGGTATGATTACCGCAACATCACGAAGACAACCTAAGCCCGATCCTGAGGGACGTGGGCTGATTGTCAAGTTTGATCGTAAGTTTAATACTGGAAAGGATTGGAGCAGTGGTGCACCTAGTGTTACAAACCCTGCTGGTGATACTTGGGATTACGATAGCGATGGTTCCATTGGCAATGGGTCTACTGTAGAGTTGACCGTAGCTGTCTATGATATACCCAGATATGATAGCGTAGGTTCACGCCTTGAAGCTGTTCACGTTTTGGATCACGTCCAGTATATTCAACCTCAGGACGATGGAGGCTCCCCCCCTTCTACAAAGAAGCCTGAGTCAGCACCTACAGAAGAAGCAGTATTGTTCTAAGGTGTAACTATGGGGTGGGGGTTTTGTCCTTTCTCCTCACCCCAATTTTATTAGGAGTTGATATGTCTAAAATAGGAACTCTTGTAGGAGATATCTACAGAGTGATACAAGGAGAAGGTGGTTGGAATAAAACTATCAGTACTGGTATGGCTATGGCTGTAGCTAGTTCTGCAAACAACCGATTCTCTAAGCCCCAAAAAGCTAGGGGGTATCTGTCGTTATCTTCTATCGGTACACCCTGCAAAAGAAAGCTGTGGTATAGGATAAATTCAACTGGAGAAGGAGAGCCACTACAACCTAACACACTACTTAAGTTCTTTTACGGCGACATGATCGAAGAACTTATACTAAGTATGGCTGAGGCAGCAGGTCATGATGTACAAGGTCAGCAAGATAGGCTAAATGTACATGGTATCAAAGGTCATAGAGATGCAGTGATTGACGGTATGACTGTTGATGTAAAGTCCTGCAGCTCCTACGCATTTAAAAAGTTTAAGGACGGTAAGCTCAGGGAAGATGACCCCTTTGGTTACATATCTCAGCTAAGTTCTTATGTGTATGCAGGTAAGGATGACCCACTGGTTACAAACAAAACACATGGGGCTTTCCTTGCAATTGATAAACAGAATGGTCATGTATGTTTAGACGTGTATGACTTCACTGAGGAACTGAAGCACAAAGAGAAGGAGATGCAGGAGACTAAGGCTATGGTAGCTGGTGATATACCTGCTACACGTATCTCTCCAGTACCTCAATCTAAGACTAGCCCTAACATGAAGTTGTCAATGCAGTGTGGATATTGTGAATACAAAAAGTTGTGTTGGCCTAACTTACGTACCTTCTTGTATTCAAAAGGTCCAGAGTTTCTTGTGCATGTTGAGGTAGAACCCAAAGTACCAGAGGTTAAACATGACAAAGCAAGCTAAACAAAAAGGTAGGCTTGGTCAGCAAGAGATTAGAGACAGACTGTTGGAAACCTTTCCTGAGTTTGAACCTGATGACATCAAGTCTACTATCATGGGTGACAGTGGAGAAGACATTCAACTCTCACCTGCAGCTAGAAAAAAGATTCCGCTCTCCATTGAGGTAAAGAGACGGAAGGCAGAACTAAAAACTGTATACGGTTTTATCGAACAAGCATCTAGACATACACCACATGAACCTGTAGTATTCTTTAGATCAGACAGAAAACCTTGGGTGGTGATGATTGGAATAGATCACTACATGGAACTATTAAGGAGTTGGAATATTGGGAATAAAAGTATGGGCAGTAACTCAAGGCCCGACAGCAATTGAAGATTTACCTGAAGATGAGTTATCTCCAGAAGATTCTGGTTACTTTCTTGTTTGCAAGACCGAGATTGATGGAGAAATAGAAGAGGCTAACTTTTGGTTTGACGACTTTGAAGATGCCTACGAATGGAAGAAACACTTTGACAGAAGCATCGAACCCTTAGAGGTTGGAGAGATGTATAAGGAGCACATGACATGAGTAAAACAGCAGTCGTATTCACTTGCGCACACTCAGAACCCTCGATATCAAATGAAAGATTTGACTGGTTGGCAGATTTTTTGTATGACATCAGGCCTGATTATGTCGTAGACTTGGGGGATGGTGCAGACCTTAAGTCCCTCAATAGTTATGACACTCGGTATCCACAAGCTATTGTAGCTCAGAATTATGAGGCTGATATCAACCACTACAACGATAGTATGGAGAGACTAAGGCGTAAGTTCAGGTTGATGAAAAAGAAACGTCCTGCTTTCTTTGGCTTTGAGGGCAATCACGAGAACCGAATTAAGAGGGCTATTGCAAATGACCCTAGACTGGAGGGAGCTACTTACGGTATAAGCTTCTCTCACTTACAGACGGATGTATGGTTTGATGAGTATCACGAGTATAACAATTCAGCCCCCTCCATCGTTGATTATGATGGTGTATCATATGCTCATTACATTTCTAGCGGTAACTATGGTACAGCTATGTCTGGTCTACATCACGCTTATGGGCTTATCCAGAAACGCCACTGTTCTACTACTGTTGGCCACAGTCATAAGCGTAGTATGTTTTTTAAAGATGATGCTCACCCTAGTCCAACTATCGGCTTGGTCGCAGGTTGCTTCAAAGGGGGCCAAGAAGGTTGGGCAGGGCAAGCTAACAATGAATGGTGGAAGGGAGTCATTGTTAAAAGAAATATCCAAGGTGGGTATTATGAACCAGAGTTTGTCTCACTGGAGAGATTACGAGATGTCTATGGCAAGTGAAGAACTAATAAATAGTCTTAGAATAGGGGAGGGAAAGCTTGACTAATGCGAAAAAAACAGTATAACTTAAGTTTCCCCTACGAGGTAACTATAAACCTGCTAGTGGACAAAGATGCAAATTTCCTAGAGTTGTCTGGGGATAACTGCAATGTTGTAAAGGGTTTAATTGAGGATGCCCTTTACGACTTAGACGATGTAACAATAACTGGATGTGAGGTCATTCAACATGCTGACTAAAGAACAAATAGACTATTGGAATGTCCCTGATATGGGCTTTGACTTCTACCAAGAGGCTGCTTCTGATACTGCAATCTATAAGGTAGAACATCAGGTTATCTACCCTGCACTAGGCCTTGCTGCAGAGGCAGGTGAGGTAGCTAACAAAGTAAAGAAGATCTTACGTGATGGTAACTTTGACAGAGACGCCATTGCAGATGAGGTAGGTGACTGCCTGTGGTACATTGCTGCACTGTGCAGAGACCTTAACGTAAACATGGGAGAGGTTGCAAAGAATAACTTAGACAAACTTCAAGATCGAAAGAAACGTGGTACACTCAAAGGGAATGGGGACAAACGATGAGTAATTATTTACCAACAGACTATCAAGCCTTTATCCACACATCTCGTTATGCTAGGTGGTTGGATAAGGAAAACCGTAGAGAGTCTTGGCCAGAGACAGTTGAACGATACATGGATAATGTAGTACGACCCAAGCTAGGCAATGATTCTTTTGTGAACACTATAAGGGATGCTATCCTTGACCTAGAGGTAATGCCTTCCATGAGGGCAATGATGACCAGTGGTCCTGCCCTAGATAGAGATAACACCGCAGGTTATAACTGTAGTTATCTACCCGTAGATGACCCTAAGTCCTTCGATGAAGCTATGTTCATCCTCCTCTGTGGAACTGGGGTAGGGTTCTCCGTAGAACGCCAGTTCATAAGCAGACTTCCTGAAGTTCCAGACCTCTACGACAGTGAAACCACCGTCGCCGTCAGGGATAGTAAAGAAGGTTGGGCAAAGGCTCTCAGACAATTAATAGCACTCCTCTATAGTGGTGAGATTCCCAAGTGGGATACTTCTCGTGTACGTCCTGCAGGTGCTCGGTTAAAAACCTTTGGAGGCAGAGCTTCAGGACCATCACCTTTGATAGACTTGTTCAACTTTGTAATTAAAGTATTCAAAGATGCTCAGGGTCGTAAACTATCTTCTATTGAGTGTCATGATATCATGTGTAAGATTGGTGAGGTAGTAGTTGTAGGTGGTGTACGTAGGTCAGCTATGATTTCTCTATCCAACCTGAGTGATGATCGTATGCGTCATGCTAAGTCAGGTGCTTGGTGGGAGAATGATCCTCAACGTGCACTAGCTAACAACTCAGTCAGTTATACAGAGAAACCAGATGCCATTTCCTTTATGCGTGAGTGGATGTCTCTAGTAGAATCAGGGAGCGGAGAGCGTGGTATATTCAATCGTGAAGCAAGTAAGAAACAAGCTGCTAAGTATGGTAGGCGTGATCCTGACTGGGACTTTGGGACTAACCCATGCAGTGAAATCATTCTTCGTCCGTATCAGTTCTGCAATCTTACGGAAGTTGTTGTCCGTGCTACAGATACTGTTGAGGATCTTGAACGAAAAGTCCGTATTGCAACTATACTTGGAACAATTCAGTCAACCTACACCAAGTTCCCATACCTGCGAAAAGTGTGGCAGCGTAATACAGAAGAAGAACGACTGCTTGGTGTGTCTCTCACAGGGATAATGGATAACAGGATTCTCACAAGTAAAAATAAAGGTTTACCTAAAACACTGGAGCACTTACGAAATGTCGCTGTTACTACTAATGCTGAATTTGCTAGTCGTTTTGACATACCGCCCTCTACTGCAATTAGCTGCGTTAAACCATCTGGTACGGTATCACAGTTGGTTGACTCTGCCAGTGGCATTCACCCTCGTCACTCTGCATATTATATCCGTACTGTACGTGGTGATAACAAAGATCCTCTAACCGCTTTCATGCAGGATCAGGGTATCCCTAGTGAGCCAGATGTAATGAAGCCAGATGCTACCACTGTGTTTAGCTTTCCTGTCAAGGCTCCACAGAATGCGATCCTTACTGCTGACTTAACTGCGATTGAACAGTTAGAGACTTGGTTAATGTATCAACGTCATTGGTGTGAGCATAAGCCTAGCATTACTGTGAATGTCCGTAAGGATGAGTGGTTCAGTGTAGGTGCATTTGTTTATGAGCACTTTGATGAGATGTCAGGTGTATCTTTCTTGCCCTATAACGAACATACTTATCAGCAAGCACCGTATCAAGAGGTTGGCAAGAACGACTATAAAAATCTTTTAGATTTAATGCCAAAGACTATTGACTGGAGCAAGCTTTCGGAGTATGAGAAAGAGGACACTACTGCAGGTAGTCAAACTTTAGCTTGCACTGGTGACGTGTGTGAAATTGTAGATATAGGAGCTTAGATGTCAGACTACGATCCAGTAAATAAACCTGCCCACTATAACCTGAGTGGTATAGAATGCATTGACTATATCAAACAGGTGCTAGGGACAGAAGGTTTTATCGCTTACTGTCAAGGCAACATGATTAAGTATCAACACAGACACAGGTATAAACAAAACCCTGTACAAGATATGGAGAAAGCACAATGGTATCTGGAAAAAATGCTAGAGGTAATGAAGGAAAAAAGCAAGTGAATCCATATGAACAAGGGAGGTTGGCTTTTATCCAAGGTCAACTTTCAAATCCCTACAACCAACAGTATAAGTTTAGAGAACACAGGAACTGGCAGTTAGGTTTTGATCAAGCCTACTTCCGCAACTTAGGATGGGTAAAAGAACGTGAACAAAAAAACAACAAGCCTTGAAGAAGAGGCGGAACAGTATCGACAGAAGAAGCTAGGGAGACCAGCTAAAAATAAAAATAAACCCCTGACAGCACGCCTTTACCTTGCAGGACAAGCTCTTGCAGGGCTTTTGGCGGCTCATCAGGGGCGAGCTAGGGTTGAAGAAATAAAGCATGAGGCCTTCGAGTGGGCTGATAAAATGCTAGAGGATTAGT